AGAATGTTCTTTGTCCTGTTTTATAGTATGCCAGTCTAAATTATTCTGATAATCCCTTTCTTCATCTATCTCAAAATATACTGCTTTTCTTTTATCAACCACACATTCTTCTTTTCTATTCATAACATATCCTCATATTGATATACAATCTCTTTAATATTACACATAGGATAATGGACATGTCTTTTTTCATAGACTAATTCTAAACTAACTGAATTCTCTGATGCATCATATACTCCAGGACATTCTAGTGTATCTCCATTCATAAATCTAATTGTAATCATTAGTTTATCATTTTGTTCTTTTCTATTCATCCTGTTCTCCATAATATGCTTTAGGGATATAGAAATCCTCTTCCTTGTCTTCATCATAACACCATGCACAGGTAGTACATCTTTTAGGATAACTCCTGCATTTATTTCTCAACACACATCCTTCTGTCATCTATCCACATCTCCCACATCCACCATTACCTAACTTTATAGGTTCAGTTTCTTCATCACTTTCTATATCTCCAAAATAGATATTGTGACTCTTACATTTTGGACATACAACTTCAGGAAGGTCTCCAGCATATTCTACATCCACTGTAAACCATTCCTCACATTCATAACAATGAAACTTAGCTCTCATGTGCCTCACAACTCATTATATATTTTGGTGAGTTCCATGATAGTATATGCTATCTCTTGTTTATTCAACATGAGAGTTAGTCTATTGGACTTCTCACCTTTCACACCTTCTCGAATTGAGAAGAAGATTCCATCATTCTTTTCTGTTGGATTCGCTGCAAGAACCTTATACATAGATGTCTTGTCATTGTAGTGCATAATTGATAATCTATCTTCATACTTTTTTCCTTCATATTGTGTCATTTATTTCATCTCCATTTATTTTAATTATATTTACATCATTTCCACATAGAGGACATCTTATCTCATATGGAGGTATGTCCTCATCAAATGTTATCTTCATCTTGCCACATTCAGGACAAGATACTTCAATCACTCTCATTATCTCCACTCAGAACATTTCCAATCAAATCTATCCATTGAGGTGCAATCACTTTCCAAGAACAGTTTTTCCTGGTCCACACTTCTGCATTCTTTCCATGCTCCTTAAGTATGTCTGGATTCTTATAGTATTCATCTAAGCATTCAGCCATATGGTCAACATCAACAAGACTTCTTTGAACTGCTGCAATATCAAGTCTCTCCCAATGCAAATCAAGAACTTTAGCAAGCATCCCTCTAGGACTTGGACTACCATATACAATCAATTCTCTGGAAGTTGTGTAGTCTGTGATGATATTAGGAACTCCACATGCACCTGATTCTGTTGTGGTCAATCCGAATCCTTCACCACCTGTTGCATTTATCTGAACATCCCACATATTATATGTATTTGCAACTTCCTGTCTAGACATACCGACTGGCTTAGGCTGAACTAGTTTATTTTGTATTCCAAACAACTGAGCAAAATACATCAGTGGCCAACCGAACTGGTCCTGGAAGTCCATTTGCATGTGCAGAAACACATCTGGTTTATCCTTAGCAAACTTAGCAAATGCTCTCATTGCTCTCACTGGAAACTTTCTTGGTTGATTACGATTAAAGTTACCAACCATAAACTTATCCTGTAAATTAGATGGTTTTTCCCTATCATTGAATATAGATGTATCTACTCCATGCCAGATTCTAGGAATCTCCATATCAAAGTATCTCTTGAAGATGTTCTTTCCATAGTCACTCATAGCTACACACTGGTCTGCCATCTTATATATCTGTGACCATTGAGACATAGGGGGTTCGCCATCCTGAGGTGCGTATTGTATCCATTTAGTCTCTCTAGGGAATCTCTCTCTGAATCTTTGTAGTTGTCCCTGAAGTTGCATTCTCATTGCTTCCTCACCTATATATGTTTTAGATGGTAAATCAAGCACCTGTAGATTAATTGAATTAGGGCACATTACATTAGGAACATGCTGAACCATCTGAATGTCATTGATGGTCAATAGTATCTCTGGTTCTAACCTATCCAGAAGAACTGGTAAAGACTTCTTTCCGAAATCCCACTTGTCTCTTCCTCTAGGAACATTGGCATGCTGGATAACTTCTCTACTTTCTTCTTCAATCATTATCTTTACTTTTTCATCATGAACTGATTGTAGACCCAGATAATGAACATCAAAGTCTTTTGCTAGACACCAACTAATACCCATGCCATCACATGCAAACCCTGTAGGTCCTTGAATTGAGTCTCCCACTAATAATATCTTTTCTTTTCCCATCTATGCCTCCGTAAATTGTTTAAAGTAGTCTACATAATTCTGAATCTGTGATTGCCAGCTAAGATGTGTTGGATCTGGAACATTCTTTAAATCTTCATTTCTAACTGCATGAAGAACATCATCAATGAAATCTTCTGGTTTGGGTCTGCCTACTAGAACTCCTTCCTGACTTCCAATGAATGAATAGTGTGGTCCATCTTTCACCATCAACTTGACTCTGCTTCCATACATATCTGGAGCTATTCCACTTTGACTTCCTTTATGTTGTCCATGATACATATTATTCCAAGCAAACAACAAATCACAACATTGCATCTTCTCATTCAAAATCTCCTCTGATACAAAGTCTGTATCCATCCTGAATTGATTCTCCTTTCCTAATCCTCTAGCTTTTCTATGTGACTTCTCTTCTTTGCCCCAATCTCCACCTTTCCAATAAGATGTGATTGCATAGAAGAACTCATCATCATTCATGTTCTTAAGTATGTGATTAGTCATGTTAGGTACGTTCTTTCCTGTGCCTACAATGAAACCTGCTGTGCCTATGATTACTTTATCTTGAGGTAATCCATATTTCTTTCTGAGTTTCTTCTTGTCCTTCTTTGGATAAACAATTGCTGGATGTGGAATTACTGTATAGTCCCATGGTTCATTCTCTGGTCCATCAGGAATCTGATCTTTTGAATGTAGAACCATTCCATCTATCATAGGATAGAACTGTTGCAGATACCCCATATGATGACATGTAATCACTATAGGAATTGTAGAATACTTATTGATTAATTCATTTAGATTCTTAGGTGGCATCAGTCCTGGTTCAAACTGAAGACTAATTATATCTGTGTTGTTTCTAATTCTTTCTACAAACACCTTTGAACTTACATCCTTACATCCATTTAGATATTCATTTAATCTATTGGCATATGTAGCTATGCCTCCTCTCTGTCCATATTCATTGCACTGAACAGCTACTCTTAACTTACTCATCTTCTTCTAAACTCTCTATACATCCAAAACAAACTCTTATTCCTTCTTTCATGTTCTTCCTATTCACTTGACTGCTCCTTCCATATACTTTAATTAATCTTTCTCTTGGAAAATTTCTGGTGGAACTCCAGATAAAGAAGACTCCACACTGGAAATTACATATATTACATTTGATTGATGACATTCAATCATCCTTGATTTATTCTAAAGACTACTTTGATGAATGAAAACTTCATCTTCTCTGCTTCATTTAATAACTGCATCATCCTATCACCATAAGAGTTACCTACAGGAACCTTGTTGTGCTTTCTTCCATCCTTAGCTACCCACACCATCACAGGTATTCTAGATGAAGGAATAAATATCGTTGGAATATCTTCCTCACAGATAATCTTAGCATATGCTTGCCTTGCCAGACTTCCATCTGGATTCTCTTTTGGTTCATACACTAGACATATATATGGGATTCCTGGTGCAATTCTATCTGGATCTTCTGACTTATCTGGAAATAAAATCTTTCCATTTGGCATCTTAGAGATGAGTTTCTTGCTTCCATCCTCTTGAATCTTCCATCCAAAGATGATGCTCATCAGTCTGTTGAATTGTCCATCTTGTCTCTCTAGAACATTTTTCTCAAATGATTCTGCTTTCTTACCTGAAAGTCTCAATTTCTTCTTTGCATCATCAACACTCATTGCTGTTGCATCTGTTATCTTAGTTGCTGTAGAATCTAAAATATCTACCATTTTCTCTCCTTTCTATCCTCCCTAACCTATTTATAATATACTTTCTTGATGCCAGAGTTCTTAATCACTCTGATACATCTATAACATGGATACAAGTCTTCACCTGTATACACATACATAACTCCACCAACAACCGAAGTTCCCTGCCTAGCTGCATTAATCACTGCATTCTCCTCTGCATGCACTGAAGGGCACTCTTCTGAGTAAGAACTTCTGTGTGGAACATTCTCTCTTGAACAAACATTACAATGTGGAATTCCCCTAGCAGGTCCATTATATCCAGTAGATACTATACAGTCATCCTTGACAATCACTGCACCCACATGTAGTTTCAGACATGGACTTCTTTCAGATACAGCCTTAGCTATATCTAGATAATAGTCCTTCTTACTTTTTCTTTTCAATTCCTAACTCCTTACATACAGTCTCATCTGTATATATCAACTTCTTTAAATCCTTTACCTTCATATCAAATAGTCCAGATATCTTTCCCCATAGATTTGAATCAAGATAATATTCATAATTAATCTCATATTTATCAGGAAGTCCCTCATCTAGGTCAAATGCCATATCCACTCTTTTCATCTTAATCACTCTAACTCCAGTTGTTTCATCAGTTTTGATAGGAACCACTCCATATTTATTTCCAACTACCAACTCCAGTCCATCATCTTCATTAGCTTTCACCATAGCCTTGATATGTGCAGGAACTCCACCCCAACTTCCATCCAGAAGTTCTCTTCCATACTCATGAACTTCTTTGTTTAGAGGTTTAACTAGAGCCAGTTCTTTTAAATCTACATCCTTTAATTCAATCAGCATCTCTTTGAGTTTATCTAGACACTCTTCATCCTGATGCTTTAACTTTAATTTAATCAATTCAATCTCTATCTTAGCCAGAGCCTCTGGTGTCTCACTCCTCATGAATGACATACCTTTGACTTCCCAACTCTCATCATCATCTATATCTACACCCTCTGGAACAATCACTCTCCTTGCCTTAGAGTGAATATACACATGAGGATGATATCCTTTGAACTCTAACTCTGGAATGATTCTATATCCCTTGCAATGTTTCTCAATCACATCATTCAGATACTTTAGAATGTCATCTACTTTATCTCTAGGTGCATGTATGAAACATGAATCAGTGTGAAGATATATCCATTCATATCCTATCAGGTCACATGCATACTTTATCTTAATCATTAGATTAGATAGAACAGATGTGATTGCATCAGCCACATCATAATCTTTCATTCTTGAATTGCTCCATCCAAAGAGCCCATGAGAGAAAGCTGCTACCTGTGTTTTAATAGCATAGTGAATGAAATCTAGTGTAGAATATTTAGGATTCGATTTATCCATCTTCTTCAGTTTACCTTTTACCTTAATCTTCTCATTCATTAGATGCTTAATTGTTTTGATGAATGTGCTTTCTTTATCATTAAATCTAATTCCATTAGGAGCAACATATATTCCATTCTTATCCTTAGTCTCACATGAAGCATTGATTGCAACTACAGCAGAAGCATATGCAGCCACTACATCTGTTTCAATTACTCCATCATATACTCCAGGTCTAGCATCAGGATCAGCAGCAGAATATTTTGCTTCTTTATCATCCTTAGATGAATAGTCTCTAGAGTGAAGAACTATTCCAGCCTTATGATATTCTCTTAAGAGTGCTATATCATTAACTACAGCAGTGATGGTTACATCATCTAAACCCATCTGTAGAGACCAAGCCAGAATCAAATGAGCATCTAATCCACCTAGATAGTTATCTATTATCTCTGGAATCACTACATCAATCACATTATATATGAGCAATTTCTCTTCATTTAAATCTCTTATATCTCCTTTCATATCTTTCTCATCAAGTGATTTAGCTATTCCACAGAGTCTACTTCCAGAGTTATCTAAACTCCATCCACCTCTTAGTTCTCTAGAATACATAGTCTTAGAGAGTTCAAGCAAATCTACTAGAGTAACTATATCATTGAGTTTCTTTCCAGAGTATTTGTTTATGATAGGAACATCAAAGTCAACAAAGAACCAGCCAGTGATTACATCTACATCCTCTAGTTTCTCTATCAAAGATTTAGTCAGTTCTTTTGAAGAACTTCCATCATATTTAGATTCAAAGAATATTTCACCAGTAGATAAGTTGTTGAGTGCAAATGAAATAATCTCATCAGATACAGGATGATTAGTCTCTATATCTACTATAGCTACTTTAGGGTGCATAGGTTCTTTAGGTTTGAAATAGTCATACATATCTATTAAGAATCTTCTATGAAATAGAATGTCACATTCTAGTGGTTGTGGATATCTTCCTTTTGTTCTCCATTCACGATATCTCTTTACCTTTGCTGGATGTGAACCCTTGAAGATGAGTTTCTCACATCTCCTTCCAAAGTATGTAGTATATTCTCCATTATCATCATAGTCATATCCATAAGGATAGAATCCTTGGATCTTCAATTTGACCTTTCCACTTCTCTTTCCTCTTGCCAGATAGAATAATGTAGGTGAATCATCACCCTTAGAGAATTCATAATATCCTGAATATATCTGAATCTCTTTCTGCTGGATATCCTCGATGATACTTTCTGGTATACTTATTCCGAAGAACAACTCAGAGTCATTCTTGTATACCAAAGAATCACCATCGAAGGTATCTTTTAAATCTTCTGGAAGAGGAGTTAATTTCATCTACCTAACCACAGGAACATTCCAATTAGAATTAGTTTATCAAGGATCCATAGTGCAATCAGCCATGTAGTCTTCTTATCTATAGATGATGTGTCTTCTAGAATCTCATCAGTGTCTTCTGCAATCTCATCAAATCCATTAGTCTTTTTCTTAACCATTAAATTACCATCATTAAGAACACAGAAACTAAACATATCAAATCAATAATCATTGGTACATTCCTCCATTCCCATTCTCTTTCTTCTGTTCACTTGCAACAGCAACCTCATTCTTCTGTTCCTTTAACTTCAATAGATAATCTGCTAGTGCTTGTAAGTCTTTGATTGATGGAACTTCATGTTCTGAACTTCCACTCATTTCTTTCATAATCATAGCTGACTTCTTAGCAAGTGCTTGCCTATATGTTATGATTATCTGTTTAGTGAGCTTGAATATGATTGCAATGATTCCAAAGATAAACAATGCCCAATCAAGCCAAGTCATTTAAATCCACTCCAAATCCTGGTGTATACAATATAGCTTCTGCATCCATCAATTCTTCCTCACAATCATCACATATGCCTCTATCTATCTCTTCTTGAGTGATTAACTCATTTCCACATCTATCACATATATATCTCATATTTCTCTCCTATATTAAATAATACTGTAGCAGCCAGATGACTATCATAATCACCAGCACTATACCATATATTTTATATCTTCCTTCTCCACCATGGTCCATTTCCCAGAATCCATATACTAGATTTATCATTCCGAATGTAATTGTTGGAATGTATAGATACCAAAGATTCTGCCAGAGGAATACTCCACCAAGAATCAGATGAATGATTCCACTAACAAGTCCACCAGCGAGTCTACACCATCTACGATTATATATTTCATCTATGCTAGCAGTGAATCCTGTTTTGTATACATTTATTCTACCATGCATTCCTAGTCCTTGAGACTTAATGTGTGCTAGTTCATGAAACAGAAATGAAATCAGCCACATATATATTGTTATAAATATAAATATTCCTATTTCTATCCAATTCATCTATATATCACCAACATATTATCTTGTTGACCTACCTTCTCGGTCACATATTCTCCTTTAGAATTATATCCACTAAATGATACTCTACCACACAGGAACTCTATATCTGCAAATGGGAGTATATACTTATGAAATATCTGAGTAGATGTAGATACTGGAAGTAGCATCACAACTACTTTTCCTTTATTCCACTCAACAAATGCTTTCTCTATGAATTCCTCTTTATCTTTTCTGTTATATGGAGGATTCACAAAGTTGAATGGATGCCAATCAGTTAGGATTCCATCAAACTGATGGTCTATTGGACATGGATCGTAATATTGTTTTCCACCAAAATATTTATCTTTGATATAGTCTAACAACCATTGAGGTGTCTCCCAATCATCATGAATCTTCTTTCTATTTTTCATCTTAATCCTAACTCCTTTAAGGCATCTCTACCATTTCTTTTTCTACAGATTATATGAGGCAGACAATATCCAAGTGCTTTAAGTGAATCACATGAGTGTGGATTCCACTCCCTGGCATCCAGATACTCTAGTTTCCTCTGAATGTATTCAGAATCAAAATCATCCCAGCCATAGCCTCTAGCCTCTTCTATTATATCCTCTATACTATCACCTCTCCATAATCTAATTGCTGCCCAAGTCAGTCTAACAGGTTCCTCTGGTTCATATTTACCTCTTTTCTTAATCCAGAACTCTCTATTATTTATGAGATATTCCACACATGGCCTCTTATAATGAACTTTTCCATATTCATATCTCTCATGTCTCTCATATGTATCATATTCAACAGGCAAGTCATCTAAATCCAGTGGATATCCATCATTCTCTGCTAGAGTTCTGCACCAAGTTCCATTGATATTGTATGTAGAAGGGATTCTGATTAGTCTAGAGATATCTCCAAAGAGTTTCTCATCAATGGTCTCTAGTCCAAGAACATCCCTAAAGAACTGATGCACTGCTGATATCTGTCTCTTAGGATATTGTTTAGGAACTGTCTTCACTAGTACATGAAATCCTTTCTTGCCTGAGTAATTCATCATACACTCTATTCCCATATCTACTAATTTCTCATATAGTTTCTTTGCATCATTCCAAGCCTTGTAGATGTTCTCTGAATCAAAGTCAAATGGAAGGAAGAGAAGTATCTGTTCATCTGTATCCTCATCATATGCACATACTGAAATCCCTATGTTCTTGAATCCAAGATGCTCTCTGATAACATTCACTATCTCCTGCTCTGAATACACTGCAAATTGATGCCATATTCCAATTTTTCTATAGCATCCATCTAGGAACTTCAATAAATCCATACATCATTCATCTTTCTTTTCTAATATTTTGTCAAATTTCCTCTGAATAATCTTACTGAGTTTCTTTGCCTCTTCAATAGTATAAAAATCTGATACATCAATATTTTCTTTATCCATCCAATTTGCATCTAAAACTGAAGCATGCAAATCAAATTCCATTTCTTTTTGACCATACATAGTAGCAGAGGTTCCATTAAGGAACTCATGGACTATTGGATTGGTATTCATAGTAAAACTAAATGAGTCTATCATATAATTTTTAATTTCTATTATAGAATTACCATTCACAACCCATATCTTTTCTCCATTACCATATATAAAGAAATCTTTGGGAGCAACAATTGAACTTACCATAAATCTTCTGTTCTATCACAGAAGGATTCAGGATTCTCCTCAAATTGTTCAATTGATTTCTCAATCTTCTGAAGTTGTTTTTCAGTTTGTTTCTTCATCTCAAGCAAATCCAAATATTTGCTGACTAATCTTTCTTTTTCTTTTTCATCCAATATATTCTTTGCCTTTTCTTTTATCTCTTCAATAGATATCATATTTCATTTCTCCTTTATTCATCATCCATTTTATATCCTAATTGACACCATCCAATCTGTTGACATAACATTTTTTCCAATATTTGTAGGAATTGGACTCTTGTATCTTCACTTTCAGAATGAAGAATTATTTCCTTTACTTGTCCAATACTTAACCTGCTTCTAATTCCTGTAAATGTATATATCTGTTTCATGTCACATCTACATTTAATTTATCATCCAGTTCTTCATTCAATCCAAGATGTTCTTTGATGTCCCACAAGTCATTTTGAATGCTCCAGATTTCTTCCATTAGATTCTCTAGCATCTCTCTTTCATTATCTACTTTGCACCAGCCAAATCCAGGGAACTTTCCTAATTTAGATTTGATGAATAAACAAATGAGATGCCAGAGGCATGCATAACTCCAAGCACCTTCTCTCTCTTCTGTTGATGGAATAATTATTTCATATCTTGGCTTTCTTTTGCATGTAGGATGACAATCACATTTAAATCTAGACATGCTTATACACTTCTGTTTGTATCTTTGACGTATACAATCAATCTCTTATGTAGTTTCTCAAGTATCTCTGTATCTGCTATATTATGTTCCAGAATGTAGTCCAGAGATTTCTTATCTCCAGTGAGTGCCTTAATCCAATATGTTGGTTCTATATGTGTCTTGCCTTTGATTCCTAACAGGTCACATGCAGTCTCTAGTCTATTCCTATGTAATTGTAGTTTACTCTTCACTATATAATAACAATCCTTGTGCTTCACTTCACCAAACAGAGGAAAATCTAATCCCCAATAGAGTGCTCTGCTTCTAATGAAAGGTAAATCAAATCTAGTTCCATAGTATGTGATTACCTTATCAAATGTGAATAGGTCATTGATGCAGTCCTGAACTAGTCTCTTATCTAGTGTGCCATCCATCAATTCTTCTTTCTTGATTACTCCATGAAGAACTTCTTTCTTATCCTTCACCTTGATTGCATAGCTCAACATGATTCCATAATTAGCCTTTAGATTACTTGTCTCTATATCTAGATAACCTACCTTTGATTCTAGTCCTTGTTCAGCTACAAAGCATGCTGGATGTTCACTGTATAAATGTCGATGTCTGCATCTACCAGTAAGATATTTTTGGAGTTGGTCTTTCTTTAGATTCAAGAAGTTAATGTCTGCTATTCTAATCACCTTCCTGTAGAATATCTTTTAATTCCTGTATCAAATCATATACTTCTTCCTTTAATGAATTATCAAAGTGTCCATATACACATAAAGAATCATTTTCTATTCCGTATCTTAATTCCACTAGAATATTTCCACTGCTTCCATCACTTATAGTTAAATAGAAATCTTTGTGTCCTAGATAATGAACTTCCACACCCTCTTTTGTTCTCCCAATTGGATTTGATATGAATTCCTTAGCATCCTCTCTGAATTCATTTATATCTCTATGCTTTCTAGTAATTTAATCACCTTCTTTATATAATTTCATCCACAAGAATGCCATTCCATGACACAGAGGACACTTCACATTCTTTCCTTGTTCATCAGGAACATATCCAGGCAACTGACTACCAGCACACTGGAAGCAACACACCTTCACATGCTCTGGACTCAGTGCATAATATTCTTCGGATATCTCCTCTATCTTCTTATCTATCTCCTGTGCCTCAACTATCAGGTGCATCTTCTTCCTTGAGATGCTCTTTATCTCATCCTCTAACTCTTCCAGAGTTTTTTTCTTAGCCATTTATTCCTCCTTATATTGACCATGCAATAAATCATATAGATTCTTTGCTAATTTCTTACCATAGCCATCCATCTTCTCTAACTCCTTAAGTGGTTGGCTAGCTACATCATATACAGTATTGTATTTCTTAAGTGGAATCTTTGCCTTGCCTATAGAAATCCCATCTGCCATAGCTAGACAGTCTTCCATTCTCACCTGAATCTTCTTAGTCTTTCGATGAATCGGTGTTGGTCTTGTAGATTTACCTTCCTTATGTATTTTCTTATCCAGTGCAACAATGAAATCAAGATAGTCTTCCATGCACCCGAACTGAAACACCTTTAGCTTTGGATATCTCAGTGCCAGAGTAGTTAGGAATCCTTGATAGGACTTATGTATCCAGTTGCTTCTGATGTAATACATATCTCTCCAGATATTCTCATTAACTATGCAGAGGATTGGATGCTCATATTCATTAAGTCCATTCAACTGTTCCCAGATTCTTCCAGTAGTTAGAGATCCAAACAAGTCATGTCCCTTTCTCTCTACTGCAACACCATCATCCAGAAGCACATCTGCAACCTCTATTCTTTGAACCTCTGCATCTAGAATGCCTCTCTTCTTGAGACCTTCATATGTATCTGTTTCCTTTCTATCATCAATAATTATCATTCAAATCACCTCATATTCTAATTTCTCAAGCAAACCTCTACCTATTGTTAACTTCATTCCTTTCATTCTAAATGTATATGGACCATGAGGCTGAACTGCCTCTAGAACTAGAATGCTTCCGATTCTGATGCCCATCACATTGAATTTATGGTATGCTCTGGCTCCACAATCAAAGCCTAGAACCTTCATTTTATCTCCAATCTTCATATTTCACACTTCCAGTCGAGGATACCCTCTAATTTTGCTCGAGGATTAGCAGAAGTGGCCCTCTAAGGCAATATCTTTTTCTGCTAATGGTATTATACCTCCTAACATCTAAACCTCTCAGAATGGCTAAGAATCAATCCTCAGCGATTTCTCTCTTTTTTGCTGATTATGCATCCACAATGAGGACAGACAGGCATATACGTGTTCTTCATGAACTTTTCTCTCATGGTTGGTGAACTGGTGAATGATACCATCTCTCCACACTCCCCACACGTGACATAGTATTTAATGGTAGTTGGTTTCTTTCTCTTGCCTACATTAAGCACCCGATATTTACCATATCCATTCTCTTCAGCCTCTCTCTTCATTTATTTCTTCTCCTTCTTCTTAAACGATTCTTCTCCTTCTTTTTCCAGCCCTTCTTCTTTCGAGGCTTTCCAGTCTTAGGTGGGATAAACACCTTATTCTCATTCTTCTTGTAGCAAACCAACATACCTGCTATTCTATTTCTTATCTTCTTAGATTGAACATCTGTAATTTCATTAACTAATTGCTTGTTCAATTCAAAGTCTTCTGTTACCATTTCAGGAAACTTCTTCATGATTTCATTGCATATCCTTTTGATATAGAACTGCCTAACTGCCATCTAAGATAACCACTTCTCTACTGTCTTCCTCATATGCTCTTTAGGCTCTTCATCTAAGCATCCTTCTTGTAATTCTGCTATCAATCCTTCTTTAGCATTATCCAGCCAAAGATTCATTTCATCCACATCATAGAATTCTATGTGTATCTCATCAAAATGTGGCATAGGTTTAGGTTTCATTATCTTCTCTCCTAACAGTATTTGGTGCACATCCTAAATTCACTTCTGTATTTATTGCTCTCTCTTCCAATTTGCTACATTTATATTTCTTGCACCATTCATCTATAATTTCCTGTTGTCTATCTTGATGAAGATAGTAATTCATGAAGAAATTATCCTGCTTTGCTTCACCGATTTCAATCAATTCATCAAAATCTGCTGAAGGCTCTGCTTCCTTGAACATCTGCCTGTAGATATTCATAACTACTTTATCCCACAAATACTTATCTGTTCTCATTTAAACCTCTAGATTATCCCACCAATTCCATTTCCTCATCTTACAGAGATAATCTCTTAATTCATCTTCATTCGGCTTCTCTGGAATAGTTGATTTCTCATATGCCTTATCTAATTCATCCATCTTCTTGAGAATCAATTCTGGAGTTCCATCTGTAAATGGCTTGTATTCTATCTTCCTGTATTTCAATAAAGTAATTCCAAACTCTAATGCTCTGAGTATTTGATTGCATTTCCTTTCTGATGTGTCTTCTTTCTCTATAATATATTTCTGATAGTTGTGTTTACTCATTCCATGAATTGAATGATAGGTATTCTTGGAGAGATTTCTGAATGTAAGATGTCTCAGCTCATCAAAGTGTTTTGTTGTTTCTATAATAATTGATGATGTGATTCCTATGATGAAGTTGATGTTGCCTTTCAGAATCTGCTCAATGACTTTCTTTATCTCATGTGAATGAACATCCACTCCATTGTCCTGTGTGAAATATGATTTGTATTTAGCAGTTCCTCTGAATACATCTTCTGTAGTGTCCATATACACTTTAAAGTAATCCTCATCTGATTTTGGTGTGTTCATCTTCCAGATATGGCTTCCAATCATTGTCTTGCCAAGAATGTATTTCTTATTCATCATTCATCCACGAATCCAATATCTTTCTTTAGTCTGATAGGAACCTTCTCTCCAGTGGGTTGTTCATCTGGTCTTCTAACCAATCTGATTCTTCTGGCTTCAAGGTCCCATGTCTTCTTCTTGTTCTCCACACACTTGATATCTCTCTCTGCTTTAGTAGAGTCAAAGAGTTCTAGAATATACTTAGAGTTATAGTAGATCGGATTACCCCCATATGCATAAGGTGCTTTAACATACCCCACTGGTGGTGGAACAGATGCATGATGATTCACAATCACTGAAATGTTATATAACTCTGCTATCTGATAGAGCTTCCCGAACATTCTCTCTACTATCTGAGCTCTCGCAGGTAGGTTTGCTGTCTCACTTCCAATAGAGTCCTTGATAGGTTTAGTTAGAGAGTCTATGATAATCATAGAGATGTTCTCTAACTCATTCACCTTAAGTGTCTGGTCATATGGCTGGAATGTTACTTTATATTTACCTTTCTCACTTAACTCTAGCTTCACAAAGAATCCAAACATCATGAGTAGCTTCTGAATCGACATAGCATTAGGATCATCATATGTCTTAATCATCTTAAACTTCTTCTTTACTGTCTTAGCATCTGCATCATATCTCTTAGATAGTTTTGTGAGGATGTTATCTAAATCCTCTCTAGTGATTCCTTCTGTATCTATGAGTAGAGTCTCCTGACCTGTAGTCTTAATGTTACTCACACCTGCCTGATAGGCTAACCAACTCTTTCCTGTTGCAGGTGGAGCAAAGATAGCAGTGATTAACTTCTGGGGGAATCCTCCTCCAATCATATCATCAATTATCTTACTCTCAGTTGGAATCCTAACTAATTTATCTGATTTATCAACCATTTTTTCTTTCTCCAATTTTGAATACAGGAACTTTATGTGCTTGCAGGGGAGTTTGTTGTATATCCAACTAGGACATGAGCACCAAGATATCCAATCCTTTCGGATGTTGGTGATGTATTCCTTGCCTGAATCGCTAAGGATTCTGGTTCTGGCTGTTCCCATCGAGTCATAGAAGAGTTCCTCTATCCACATTCTTTATCCTTTTATAATTATAACAAACATTCATTCTCATACATAGGTAAGATTTATATATCATCAACTTTTGCTACGTATCTTTTGTTTGTTGTTTTAATCATTCTGATTCTCTTCTTTGCTCTCATCTTCATTTGTTTGTTTGGCTAATTTATGATTCATATACAATACCATTACATCCTACACAACGAAAAACACCATCAGCATAAATTGTATCCATCTCAGCATCACATTTTTCACACCATATTCTATTCATATCTATTCCTCTAAAGTTTGTCTTAATAATTTATTTTTGTAATTCCATATTCTTTATCTTTTCAATCATAACTTGATAATTCTTACATTGTAAAATTATGTCATTAACAGCATCTAAATATCCTTTCATATATTCACTTTCTTTCATATTATCTATATCCTTTTAATTTACTTTATATATTGCTCTAATAATGTTATCCACCATTTCCTCTTACAATGAGGACACCAAAAAATATCCTTTTCATTAACAATTTCCATAGTCTTTTGGCAAAATGGACAATACATATCGAACATTTCATTTACCCTTTTAATTTATATTTCATTTATCCAATCAATCATTGGTTTACCATAATAATTCTTATTCCAAACAAACCAAGCATAAGCAATCAAACCAGAATTTTTACCAACTTCACCTAAACGATATATTTTTTGTCTTTTAGAAAACACAAAAATATGTTCAAGATTATTCAACATAAAAAGTGGATAACGATTTACACTTTCAAGAAATACTAATTTTAATAATAATGCTACTTTCTTTCTTGAGCATTTTAAACTATGTTCTAAAAAATCTTTTGCATATTTATAAGGCGGATTGGTAATTATATTATCTACAAATTTATTAGTTTTTAAGAAATCAATCCCTTTATCACCATAAACATTATTATCAGTTCTAATATCAGAAGAATAAATATCATATCCCCAATTCTCTAAAACTTTAGCCATCCATCCATCACCTGAAGCACATTCCCATATACTACCATCAAAAGATTCTCTAATCAATAACGCTTCAGTAGTTTCTTTTGGAGTTGGATAATAATCATTTTCAGCACGATTATTTCCATATCCAACTATTGATAAATGTTTTTTTTCCATATTATTTCCTTTGTTGTTTTAATTTAGGATAACAAACTAATCAAGTCATCCACTAGTCCTTCAGGGTTCTTCTTCTTCATATCTAGGCTGGCTCCCATGAATCCAGGATGCCCATCTATGTTTAGATACTCTAGTCCTTTCAGTTTCTCTTTCCAGTAGAGTGCAAGTTCTCCTCTAAGACTGCCTCTACCACTCTCTACATTGATTGCTAGTGTAGTGATGTTATCTATGCCTTCTATAATAGATGCTACTTCACCTTGCATTCTATATTTAGAATAGAATAATACTAGATTTAGATTGTTAAATTTCTTCACATCACAATCTCTAAGAATTATATCTCTTTCTTTTTTGAGTGTAGTCTTAGCAACACCTGCTTCTTTATCCTCAAGTATATCTATTGGTGACTTTGCCTCTGTGATTAATCTCAATGCACCATCTGAATTGCCTGTCTTTAGCAGTCTATTGATTGGTGATGAGAGCATCTTGTATGTTGGATAGAAATACAAAGCTACATCCTTTCCATAGTTCTTGGCTCCACCCCATGTCTTGTGTGGAACTAATAGTCTAGGACATGATTCAAATACTTCATAAGGAATCAATTCAGGCTGTCCATCTCCAACTACTCCAATGCAGAGTTTCCACCACTGATCTTTAGGTATATCTTCTTTGAACTCTCTCCATGCTAGAAAGCTAGCAGGCTCTGGTCCATAGATTAGGTGATAGTTAGTCACCAGACCATATTCTCCATGATGGTCTACTATATTCATTCCAGGAATTATCTCTGTTGGATGCATGTCTACCATCCAGTCTCCTTTCTTAAGTCCTTTACTTTCTCCAAACTTCCCATCCCAGCACTCTAATTTACAGTTCCAGTCTAGATGATGGGCTGTAAAGAATGCTGTGGTGATACCATCCGAATCATGATGGTGTCGGATAACTACATCATTACTCATTTTTCATTTCTCCTTTTATTTATAAGCAAGTCTGGAAGTGAACCCAGAAATGCCTCTTTCATACTTAAACATTCCTCTAAATATTAGATATACTGTATAGAGCAAGAGAAATGGTGAACCAATCAGCCCAACCATTATCTCTATTCCTATGCACATTCCATAAGCTACTAGTCTGCTCCACATCTAATCAGGACAATGTTCCTTAAGCAAGGTTGTGTCCCAGTTTAGATATACCAGATTCTCTCCATCCATTACTTCAATCAACCAGTGGATTGTCTTCTCACCCCAATAGCAGTTGCCACTCTTCTCTTTGCAAATGTTCAGATATGCTTCATCATCTAGGAATGGATATGATTCATAGAGATTCCACTCATCTTCTGTGTCATATCTATAATACACAGTTATTTTTCTGTAGTCATTCTCTAGGTCTGTGGTGGATATGTTTATGCAGAAAATAAAGTCATCATTCCAAGAACATCCTTCCACATAACTAGCTGAATCATTTACATATATGACAGGTGCTTCATTAGGTTCTAAATCTTCACCTGAATGCCCTTGTGGTCCTCTCTTTCCTCTTTCACCTTGTTCTCCTTGTGGTCCTTGAGGTCCAGTATCTCCAGTGTCTCCTTTATCTCCTTTCTCACCTTGAAGTCCTTGTATTCCAGGGATTCCTTCTGGTCCTGGTGTTAGTTCTATTTCATTCAGGTTTGTTCTAAACTCTTCATCATTTATGTTTCCTATCCATAGAGCAATTCCTCCAATCATCAATGCAATGATTAGCAGAACTGCAACTATGCCATCTTTCTTTTCCATTTTCTTTTTTCTCCTATTGTATATATATCTTATCTTCTTCAACAGAAATTACATCATTTTCAATTAACTGAGGAATCATCTTTTGAATCTCCTTTGGATCCACTTCAATCATCAATCCAATAGCAGGTGCAAATTCATCCTCATCTAACCCTGCAAGTATCTTTGCCTTGTTCCTCTGTGCCATCCTCTTTATTGCCTCAACTGCCTTATCATATGTTGAATCATCTTTTTTGTCTTCTTTTGTGGGCTTAGGTGCAGGTTTATCTCCCTTGCCTATATATTCTATATCCCAGTTATACTTATTGATATCTATACATCTAATCTTCCATCTGGTTCCAGTCAAGTCTTTGATGTCGTTTTTGAGCATCTCATTAGCAACTCCCCTAAGTAGAGAAGCCCAATCACTTCCGAATCCATATACTATCTCTGTATCATTGATGACACACTTAGCCTCAAACTTAGACCATGCCTCCATCACCTTGCCTGTGAACTTGTCTATCTTAGGATTCCCATCCTTGTCCTTTAGATTAGGTTCCCATATTCTACCTATTAGGTCTTCCTTATTTGGTTCTATCTCTGCTATGTTTGTAGTGAATGTAATAATCACTGAGTCATCATTCTCATAGAAGTCTGCAAACTCTTCTCTATCTGTCTTTCTTGTCCTCTGAAAGAAGTATTGTGGTTTCCTCTTCTCTTTCAATATCTTATTCAAATCTTCTGGATTTAAAAACTTAGCCATTTTTTCTTCACCTCATACAAATACAATTGATAATAATCCCAATGCAAGAAATCTCCACCAATGCCACCCAAAGGTAACATATTCTGGAAATGCAATTCCAAGCAACCAATATTCTATCATTCCGATCACTATTCCAATCACCAGAAGGATTGCAACTGTAATTAGTCCTGCAATTAACAATCCAACTCCATCATCCACTCCTTCAAATACTGTCTTGATTAATTTCATTTCTTTCTCCTACGTTTAATTATTCTATATGCATCCTCAAGAATGCTTATATCAGTCCTCAAATTCCTAACCTCATCTGTGTTAGTTTCATATCTTAATTTTTCTTTTCTTCTTGTTATCAGAAACTGAATCTCCTCTGGATTCAATTCCTCTGCAAATTTCCACATATCCCAATTCCTTTTGTTTGCTCTAGCAGACCTAGGTTCTTCATTAACTACCTCTATCTCTTCTGCTCTTTTGGGTCCAAACACAATCTCTTTCTTGGTGGTTGTCAATACAGTCCTTTTGTTATCAGTGGTAGTTCTCTTCTTCTTCATTCATGTAGTAATTCCATCCACTGTAAACATCTTTGAGACTTCTCTCTCTTTCAATCACTTTATATCCAATTAATTTAGTTCCTTCTCTCATACTTACTACCTCAACCTCATCATAATCATCAAGCATTTCAGTTGAACCATTCACCTTATGTTCTGTATCAGTGTGATGGTATACATAATCATCCTCATATTCATTGAATGATATGCTATAGAGAATGTTGTTATCCTCATCTAATACCAGACCTGTTTCTGGATCAAAGTAATTGCTCCTATCCTGATATGATGGTGAGGCATATATATCCTGCATTCTGTGTGTTATCTCCTCTTGAATCATTTTCTTCCTCTGCAACATCTCTTGATATTCTTTTTGATTGTCAACATCACCTAAATCAAAGTGATTATGAAAGTCTTGTATGTGTTGAGCATATTTATGATTTAGGAACTTTAAACTAGATACATCTAAATCACCCAAGACTGTATCATATTCTGGTTGTGAATGCCAGCCACTTGTTCTAGGAACTTCTTTTGAATCAAATTTACTTTTCATCTTTTATTTACCTATGTAGAATACATCCAACTGGGAATTCTTCCCAACATTTCTTTTGAATGTAGCAGAACTCACAGAGATTCTCATACTCATCCACTTCAAACTCCGTCAGTAATTGACCACACTCAAAACATCTCTTCTTTTTCACCTTTCTCCATAGTCATTATATAGTAGTGAATTCTTTATATAGTTTTCGGTTGCTCTAGACTACCTTGAATTCCTCATCACCTTCAACTAAAGCACGTAGATTTTTCCTCTTCTTGTAGAGAATCACGTATCTTCCATCATCTGTGTCATGTATGTCCACCACTGTTCCAGTCTTTCCATGCTCAGTCTTTATCTTATCTCCTATCTTAACCATCTTTATCACAAATCCATTTTTAATAATTCATCAATTGCTTTGATTAATTTGTCTATATTCTTCACATCAATACAAACAAAATTATCAGGTCTAGGTTTTATTTGATTATCTGAATCCTTAGTATAATATGCAATTTTTATTTCAGGATCCCCAGACAATTTCACTGCTACCCCATAATTATTTTTTGTTTCTTTCTCAATTATTATCCATTTCTTTTCTATTTCTTCTGCCTTTTTTAATATATCTGTTGCTTTCATTTATTTCAACTCCTTTCCACATAATTCTTTCCAAACCTCAAATTCAGCCTCTTCTACAAAGGGATTATATCCTTCATCAAATTTGATGCTCCCACATTTTGGACACTTCCACCCATCACTTTCATGACAGATTGGTTGCCCAATCATGGATGGATTCTTTAGTTGCATCTTCTTCTTTCTCTCCATCTTTTCTCCACAATTAAAACACTTCATTTCAAATCCTCCAACAATCTTTTATATCTATTTATATCATTCCTTGTGTCCAGAATCTCCTTATCCAGCCTTCCATTATAGACTCGATATCTCTCCAAGTCAATCAATCTCTCCTCAAGCAGTCTCAACAGACTTGTTAAGACTGTCTTCTTAAATACTTCATCATTCATTTTCCTCAACCCAATCACTTCATTCATCTATAATTGATAATATATCCACTCATAATAACATTTATCACAAAGATAAACAGTTTTTATATTCTGATTTCCAACTCTGACTCCTGCTTTATTTCCATCATTCATATCTATATATTGATTACATCCTAAACATCTAACTATACATTCTTCCATCATTTCACCTCAATCATTTTGAGAGAATGTGGAGAAGATAATCAACCAAATTCTTCTCCGATCTCTCAAGGTATTCAGCATTCCCCGAACACTCATACCTCTTCGTGGGTTGTTTTGAGTCTAATCTAAATCACTCCAGTTGTTCCTATTTTTATTGTTCTTACTAAACATATCGAATTGTGGCATCACATTCCACTGGCTCTCCAGCAGATGAAATGACTTGCCACATGCTCCACAGATGACTGCATGATTAACTATATCTTCTACCTCTATGATTCCTATACACTCACATTTAGGGCATATAAACTGTATCTTATTCATTCTAAATCCCATATCCTTCTACATAATATCTATATAGATGATGATTTTCATCTAGTTCCCTTAATCTTTTGACATTCATTATAATCACATCTCCTTTAATATTTCATTATAATATTTCAACAAGCTCAATGTTGATACAGGTTGATGATTCCAAACATCCACCCCAACATTGATGATTGGTATATTTGGTTGCTTCCTGTAGACTTTATGTTTCCACTTATCATGAACATGCCCACATATGCAGAAATCACATTCAGGAATTATCTGAGGTGGTGTATGCTGTGCAAATACCTTCTTGCTTCCAAATTCCATCATAGCCATCTCAAGATAACCCTTTATCTTATTCTGCTTGTCATGATTTCCACTGAACAAAACAATTCTTCCATTCAATCTATTAAGAAACTCATCATATTCTTTGGAGTTGAGAAATCCAAAATCACCTAGATGATAAACAACATCTTCAGGTTCCACAACAGAGTTCCACTTCTCAATCAGATCCTCATTCATATATCTGCACCTATCAAATTTGACTTTATCTGATTTCCACACTACATTTCCATCATCTAGGATGAAATAATCCCTATCCTTTTTAGCATATGGTCTGTTTGTGTATGCAATGATGTTTGCATGATTGAAGTGAGTATCTGCTGTGAAATATACTTTAGTTATATTAAATCACCCCTTATTCTATCAACTCCAATAAACTACACCAGCAAAGAAACTTGCTACACTCACAATCAGGTGCGTAGTTATATCTACCCATATCTGTATTCTTTTAGGTAGGTAGACATTCCCACATTCAGGACACTTAAACATTATTCTTCTCATTCTATTCACACTCCATATCCTTGACCTATCTCTGCACTATTGATTGAAGATCCATCTCCTCCAAGAACAGTGATGATTAGGAATATCAGAATAAGTGTCATGATTATAGCAATGATTCTTCTCCATTTCTTGCTCATTTCTTCACTCTCCATATATACTTTAAATCATCTGGAACATTCCATCCATATTTAGAGTAGAACTCCTTGTCCTTTCTCAGCAGATTAGACCTATGTGAATCATGGAACTCTTGATTTCCCATCACATCAGGTATTCTGTAGCATTGACCTCTTTCTATATGATATAGAGATAGAGTATTCTTGTATCCTCTATCAATCCATTCTTGAACTATTGCATTGTAGTATATCTTCAAGGCAAGTGTGCATCCCATCCACATCTTTACAGCAGGATGATTACCCCATGGTTCCTTAGATATATCTTCTCCCCTGTCATGTTTCTCTAATAGATTAATTATTTGCTTTGCTTCAATTCTCTGTTTACCTAATCTTCTATAGTCCAGACATTTAGCAGTCTCTTCAAAATCTTCATATGGTAGGAATGTTTGGATAATTATCACATCTCCTGAACAAACACTATCTCAATCACTTCTGGAATCTTCTTTTTCATAAATCCCCAAGCTCCAGGTCATCACACTCAACTAGATTCTTATCTGCATTCAAGTCTTGTCCCATAATGAACTGAATCATATCTGCTTTAGTCATCTTATCCAGAATCACATCTACCAGTGCCTCTTTAGACCAATCCATGAACAGACATTCTGCATAATCCCTAACTTTCATCTCTTTCTTTCCTCCATCTCTCTAATCCTTGCTCTAGAATCAGATCCTCTTGCTCATATGTGAGTTTCATTTCAACTTCTCCAAACTATCTAATACATGTTCTACATCTTCTCGATTCTTCAGAGTCAGAGCCTTAACTATCTGATTCTGTTGGTGTTCATTCATCTGCCTCCAGCCTTGCTTAAAGACTATTCCAATTTCTTCTGCTAGTGAATACATTTTTCTCTTCATTTTCTAATCACCTTTTTTATGTGTTTTTTCATATACCTATATGTCATTTGGGGTATATATAGTTTTTGATTCAGAAGAATCTCTCCAAGAATCTGAATCACGATTCCTAATCACCTTTTGTGAATCTTTTGAATCACGATGTAGTTTCTTATTTACATACACCAATCCATCAAATCCATTTACTTTGGTGTATATGATTGAGATTCTGTCTTTCATTCTGATACCCTAATAGAGCATGAGTTTATATACATTTTCGGCAGTAGGTAAGTCAGTAGGAAGGTTTATATACCCCAAACGCATTAGGGTGGTTTGTGATATATTGAAAATACCAAGAAATTTGAAAGAACAAATAAAAGAAGCTGTTGAAGGCGAAATGGATTATCTAGATGAAGTATTGAATGATAGGCTCTGGGAAGTAGTTAGACCTATTCTAGAGAAAGCAGGATTAGAGAAAGATGATGGAATCATTGAAGATGAAGAAGAATATCTATACTTTGCTAGAGATGTATTCTTTAATGAGGAGGGATTTGAATATGAAAATGATTAAACTACATCTAGAAGATTCAGAGTTTGATAGATTGAATGTTCCAAAAGAGGCAAGTGGACTTACATGGAAGGAATTTATAATGACTTTAGCAGAGGTGAAAGAATAATGAATAAGAAAGTTCTTTATTGTCCACAATGTAAAGTATATCCAGATAAGATAATTGAGATGTACACAGAGCCTATTGAAGAACAAAGAGAATGGGATGGAACTTACTATGCTCTATATGATTCTAATATAGATAATGTAGAATTTGAACAGATATGTGCTAAATGTAGAACTAGATTAGAATATTATCCAGAGGGGGAACAATAGATGGAATTAGACTTAACAGGTGAAGAATTAAAGAGAATTTATTGGGCTATGATTACAGAATTAGAAATTGCTGAAACTTCAAAAGATGGTTACAATAATGATGATGAATGGAAAGAAGATATATCTTTCCTGAAAGATTTAATATCTAAATTAGAGAAGGTGAAATAAATGGGATTAGATATGTATCTGTATGCAGAAAAGTATATTTCAGGATATGACTACACTAAAGACCACAAGAAAGTGATTAATCCAGAGAATCAGCAGATTAGAGATATATTTCCAGAGATGATTAAGACAGATAACTTAGACAGTATAACTATCAGGCATGAGGTAGGCTATTGGAGAAAGGCTAATCATATACACAAGTGGTTTGTGGATAACTGTCAGGATGGAAATGATGATTGCAGAGATAGTTATGTATCTAGAGAACAATTAAAAGAACTATTAGAACTATGTAAGCAGGTAGTTAAAGATTCAGAGATGAGAGAGGGAACAGTTACTAATGGATATAGAATAGAGGAAAGTGGGAGAGTTCCTATACTTGAAGCAGGTGAATATATAGTTGATTCAACTACTGCACAGAGGCTCTTACCAACAGAGGAAGGGTTCTTCTTTGGCTCTACTGATTATGACCAATGGTATATGAAAGATATTGAACTGACTATTGAAATCATTGAGAGGTGTCTTAAATTGCCTGATGATTATGAATTATATTATCATTCTAGTTGGTGATATGAATGAGCAAAGATTATGAAGATATGACTAATGAGGAATTGATGAAGGAATTTGATGAACTCTGGAATTATCTTACACATGGCAAAGACAGTTCAGATGATGAAGTTCAAGCACTCTCTAGGATTCTGGGAATAGAAAGAGAACTTACATTCAGGTGTGATGGGTGATAGGATGAAGATAGAAGAATTTATAAATGCTGTATCTAAATCTGATTTCCAGATAGGTGATACCTTCTGGCTAGATGATATTGAATTTGAAGTGGTAGACATGAATCCAGATTTGAAAAGAGTTAAGACTTTGGTGGGTGATTGAATGAAATGTTGGGCTTGTGGTAGTGAAATGCTAGAGATTCCAGATAAGAAAGGATATTTCTATTGTCCAAATGAAATGTGTCTTATGGATGAGGAGGTTGAAGAATGAAATTCACTATTAGTTGGACAGAATGTCATAATCCAGAGAATTGGGGAGATACTGCTGAAGAAGGTATTAAGAAGATACTAGATTCATATCCTTATGTCCACCATTGGATAGAGCCAGATGGATGGTTAGATGGCAATTGTGCTGAAGAATTTGAGGCTAAATCCATAGAGGAGGCAAAGAAACATGTGGAAGATTACTTTGAGGCTGAAGTTTTCAATGTATATTTAAATGGCAAGATTGTATTTACTGAAGAAGGTGATTACTAGATGATTCCTTCAGATATATCTAAATCAGAACTTATGCTCTTGATTGGAGAGTATGATAGATACATTCAGGAGGCTAATGATGAAGATAGATATTCAGAGGGTTGGTATCCTGTCTGTATAGATGAATTCTATGACTGGGAATTTCAGGATATACTTGAACATTTAAAGTCACAGGATGTGGAATAGATGTGTGAAGATGTAGATTATTGCATTCTCTGTGGTAAAGAATTTATGATGGGTGAAGATGGAAATGAACTAGGATTCTGTTGTGAATGTCAAGAGAAACCTGATTTCCCCTATGATTTAGAAGCATATTACAAAGCATATGATGATGGAAAAGAGATATTTAAGGGATTTGAAACTATGTCAAGAGGGATTCTGGAGAAATATAGAAAATAATTTATGAGGTGAGTGAAGAATGAGAATATGTCAATTAGAAACAATATACAGGATATTTGATAGTGGTGATAGTAGTTATGTTGCTTGGTTTGGAACAGCAGATGATATAGTTGAATATCTTGAAGAACAAAAAGAACACATTAATGGATATAATAAAGATGATGGATTCGTTAAGAATCTAGAGAGATATGGATTGACGTTTCAAATCATTAATTAAATTCTCTTTTTCTTTTTTTTTTTTTAGATATAGAATCTGGGTCTAGGATACCCTCTAGATTTGCCTGAGGATTGACAGAGAGCAACGCTGACGCAATATCTTTTCTTCCTAATGGTAGAGTAAGGGTGAACATTAAAGTGGCTCAGAATGGCTTAAAATGAAGATTCTGGAATATGCCTATATGTTCTACTGCAATTGTCGATAAGTATGCACTCTGGATGTGGGGTTTCTAGTGATGAAGCAGAACCTCTGAGGATTGTCATAGATGGATTCTGAGAGCATATCTCTCTCACCCTATGGTTAGGTAAGGGTAAGATTAAAGTGCCTCAGCATTGCTCTTTGGTGTTTTTATTTTGATCTTGAATAAAAATAAGATTCAAAAAAAAAACGATTAGGTGAGAGGAAAACAAGGAAACCCCTCACCTTAGGCTGTTTAGTCAATTAATTCTAATCTGTCCTTTAGAATGTCATGTAAGTCATCAATTGAAACACCGTAATTATCAAGAATCAACTGTGCAACATCTACAAACAAATTCTCTAATGATTGATAGGTATCTCTATACATATTTATCAAATTCCTCCTGTGTTAGTGTTCCATCATAGAGTTTTTTTAGGTCTGATTCAGAGATATAATCAAATAGATACATATAACAAATTGGGCAATGATATACATTTGTTGAATCTATGAATTCCTGAAGGTTTATTTCCTCCTCAACGATATTCCCAGAAACAACATCATATGCAGTATAACCCTCACTCACTAAATGAGTTAATGAGGTTATTTCTTCATCACAATAAGGACACTTGACCATTTAATTCTCCTCCTCTAGTTCTTTAATCAACTTTTTTATACCATTTTTCTCATCAACGAATTCATCAAACAAATCCTCTAGTTCCCTGAGGTAGTCAAATGCCTGTTCCTCTAGATAGCAATAGATAGTCACTTGCCTGTGATTATCCTCTGTTCCATCTCCAATCCCTGCATTTTGATATGCCTCCTCAAATTCATCACCATAGAGGTAGTAAAGTCCATCAATTTCAGAGTAATATATCGGGACAGCAGAATCAACTATTTCATGTATCATATCGCTATCTTTGTAGTATTCATCAAAGTCCTCTATCTCTGGATTTTCCTTTAAATAATCAATAAAGTCATGTCTGAGGTCATATTTTACACACTCAACTGTTTCCTCTAGTGTATCATCTATTTCAACTGTTCTCTTGACCATTTAATCATCCTCTCCATATACATTAACATCTAATTCAGTATAACAATTTCCACAATACTGTTTGCATTCGAACTCATCACCTGCAAAGATTGGGGTAGATTTATCTTTAGCACATTCAGGACAATATATATCTGATTCTTCAATATATCCAACAATGTCATAAGATTTCACTTAATCACCTCCTAGATGTTCATTTATCTTGCTCTGTAGTTGCTTTAGTTCATCTGCCTCTGTATCTAGGAAATCTAATAACTCTCCTTCATTAGAATATATATGAATCCTGTGATATGTCTTATATAGCCTCTGAACTGTATCTATTTCAAATCTCATTTAATCCAACCCCTTAATTAAGAACTCAATAGATTCATCAACCTCTACAATTACACTAGTGATTGTTTCTTTGGTGGCTAGATTGGTTATGATATAATCACGATAAAGATAAAGAAGATTCTTTAGTCTAGTTATATCTGATTTGGTATATCTGTCCATTTAATCCACCTCTGGCTTTAATTCATCTTCAACTAATTTATTTTTTTCCTCATAGACATTCTGTTTCCAGATTTTATCTGTTAGATTTTCTTTTGAACATTCACAAGATTCTTTAATCACCTTATATTCTGTTTTTACACCTCCACAAGCATCATAGAAAGATGCGTTCATCAAACAGACCTCTAATTCAATTGCCTCTCCACAATCACAGACCACAGTTGTTTTATATGTTTGCATTTAGTTCACCTCTTTCTTTAATTTCTCAATGTAATACTTCTTTAATTCCTCTTTAATTATATTATCAATCTTTTCATAGCCACTATAGGATAATAACTGAATCTCTTTCACTATCTCTCCCATAATTCCCTTTCTTAAATCCATCTCTGTGCAAATAAATGTTTCTTTCTCAACAGCCTCTACTTCTTGGTTTTGGTTTTCTTTTTCCATATTTTTCACCTAATTTTGAGATACCGTAAGGGTTATGTGTTTAAATACTTTTGGGTATTCTATTCTTGGACTTTTATATTTTTGATCGAATATAAATATCTAATCACTATCTACATCCTCTTTTGTAAGGGAATCTAATCACCATCTGCAAAAGATTTTGAATCAGAATTTAGAAAAAGTTTTGAGTTCAAAAATCTAATCACGATATACACAGCATTTTGTAAAAGAAGGGGGGGAACTATATAGGGGGGTAGATATATAAGTAGTATTATAGTAGTATTATCATAGAAGTATTACTATAGAACCACTTATATAAAATAACATATATCTATATCTCTAGTAAAACTTATATCTCTAGTTCTATATAATTCTAAATCTATATATCTATTAGAATCTAAATCTATTGTTCTATAGAATCTTATATATAAATCTGAATCTATATCACTAGTTCTATAATATCTTAAGTATATATTAATTAAAGTAAAAACAAATATATATAAATCTCTGGATATAAATGCTCTAGGGATATATATCTTGGGGTCTGAATTTAAATAGATGGGTATAAAATATCTATGCCTGAAGATATATCTAAATGAATAAATGAGAGAATATAAAATGAAATATATAAATACCTCTAGATATGCCTGAAATAAGGCTTTATATCTAACTCTAAATATATTAATATTCATATCTCTAGTCACCACTAATCTATATAGATAAGTTAAGCATGAACCTTAACTTAGTATATAGTAAGTATTTATATTTAAAGTTTTTCACTTAAGTATATTAACAATCAAAAACAGGCATAAGTATATAAGTAAATATCCCATATGGAACACAGGTTTAACGGGTTTAAGAGGATACCTGACAACTCTTAAACGGATACGCAAAAAATCAATCTTTGGACACAGGTTAACGGGCTTCTAATTAGGCTTTTATGGGGTCAATGATAAGAGGTCAAAGGATTAGAGATATACACAATTAAACAAATATATAAAATGAGGTAGATAAAAATGCAAAAAGAAACAATAAAGGAAAATATAATAGAAGCAGGAAATATAGTTACACATGAGATAAATTTACCATATGCACATGAAGAAGAAAATATGGATTCTGCTTTTCGAATACCTGAAGGGATTGAGTTAATGAATAGGATTCAAGAAGCATGTATACATGCGAATAAGCAAGATTTTAATGCTTCAGAGTTCGGGGAATACATAGAGAAACACTTTTCAAAGAGAGAATTAACCTTCTTACTAGTGCAAAAAATGAATAATCCATTCTAGAGGTAGATAAATATGCACGATTTAGAAACATTGAAAAAAATCAATTCAGAAGCCAATAAAAAGGCTTCTGTGCCTTCTAGGGATATTAAAAGGCATAGAGCATATAACCATGATTTAAAGAGAACAGATATCGCTGTAGATGTGAATACAAAGGAAATACAAGAGAGATTTGAAGCAATAGGGGAATACACATTAAGAAATCATGTAAAAGATTCTCAAGTTATAGAACTGTTCGAAACAAAATTTTCTAAGAGAGAATTAGCGTTTATGTTTCTCGTCGCAGATATCGAAAGAATGAAGGCAGTTAGAACAGTAATGGAAGCAAAGAATCAAGAGGAATTCACCCCAATAAGCAAAGAATCATTAAGGGGGTATATTTAAAATGGATTTAACAACAAAAATCATCGAATATGAAACAGGGAATTTATCAAATAGGGGAATATTAGAACTATTTAGCGAATTAATCAAAACAGGCTATTGTTGGAATTTACAGGGGTCTTATGGTAGAACAGCAAAAACACTAATTGATAGGAATATAATAGATAAAACAGGGAAAATATTGATTCCATTAGAGAGAATAGATGATTAAGAAAATAGATAAATCAAGGAATAACATAATTACACTTTATACACAGAATAAAGAGGGACAGATAATAAGGAAAATAATACCAATATCTAAAATAAGTATAGGGGTATAATTAAATTTATACCTCTATATATTTTTTCAATCTGATAAATATCGGAATTCTAATATATAAATACCTGAATAGATATAAGGGGTCTAGGGGTATAAATCAATTTGTTTCAAAAACAATTATATTCATAGAGGGGGATAATAATCAAAACGTAAACAAAGATTGCATATAAGCGATTCTGAGGGGTCTGAACCTTAGGCTTAAGAACGCTAAGGCTAAGAAAAGATATTGCTTCTATGGGCTATATATGGGCTTCCTCAGGCAAAATTTCGGGGTATTCTCAAAAAATGGGTATATGCAAATTATGGGGTCTGCATATATTTATAGGGCTGTTCTAAATAAAAATGCTGTATTCAAACAAATGTAACAATAGAGATATATATGTATAACACTAGATAAAAGTAGGGGTCTAGGTCTAGGGGTCAAAGATAGCGTTAAATAAATATATTCAATAGATAGAATAAAAGTAAATAGAGGGGTTAATGTTACGGGCTTTATATAAATAGAATTATAGTATAAGATATATAGAGGGAAATAGAATTAAATTAATTATATATTTAGAGAATTATATACTTATCTCTATACTTAGGCTTCTATATACAGGCTTCTATACAGGGGGGAATATAGATTCATTTATATATTCAAGGCTAGATATATATGTAGTTGAGCATGTAGGATTAGATTTATCTAATTAAATATATATTAATTCAGGGATGGCAGGGGTATATTTATCTTCAGGCTTATATATAAACATAAAGAGGGATATGTAGGGGGAATATATTTCAATTACCTGCTTAGTTAAAAAATTCTAAATTAACGAAATGGATATATACTTACCTCTGTCCCGCTCTTGTCCCTCTCTCCACGCCACGCTTCTAGCCCTCGCAGGCTCATTTTTCCACAGGATCTCCAGACCCGTTTCAGGCCAGAATAACGAAATACCCCTATATAAAGGCATGCATTGACTCCCTTCGAGAAATATATATATCTATAAACCTTGCTCCCCAACATATAATATGATTGAGGATATATAGAAAAGAATATATGATTTCATATTCGACCATATGTCAAGCAGGAGAGGCAAGCTAAGCCGAGGGTGATGGTGGGCAAAATTCTTATTTTGGAGTAGATATGGCAAGAAAATCTAAACTAGCAGAATTAGGGCTAGAAAAAGAAGCAAGTGAGATTAGAAAGGAAGGACATGGATGGGAAGTCACTGCCCAGATTCTAAATGAAAGGCATCATGATTTGATATATGATACTTTTGGAGAACCTCTATCTCACATGGCAATCAAAAGAGGCATCCAAGGATATGACAAAAAGAACCTGACTCAGATTATTGAAAAAGGTGAAGAAGATATCATAGAGGTGATGCAGAGTGAATATAATGATGCAATCCTCAAGATAATCAAATCTCTACATAGGCTAGAGAAGGATTTCAAGAAAGTCAGAAAGATAGCTGAAGAGAGTGGCAATGTCAACGATATGGTCAAGGCTAATCTAGCTGAATTAAAGAGATTTGAAGAGATACGAAAGCACTGGGAGTCTCTACAACAGTTCACTATCAGACAGGTTTCAAATATAGGAGATATCAACCTCAAGAAGGATAAAGAGGTGAAGGTGCTTATGCTGAACTTTTCAAATGAATTGATGGATATAGAAAAGGATCTTTGTGATGAGTGCAGAGAAGGATATCTCAAAAGAATTGAAGCTCTTATGACTAAAATAGCTAATGATAATTGATGTATCTTATGTAGATTCTTAAATAGATATAAATGGAGGAGATATATGCCAGGAACTGGATTTGACTGGAAGATTTCTGTAAAGAAGTTCTTCACTGGACTTACATATGCTGCAATACCTTTCACTCTAACATACGCTATTGGATTTCTGGAAACTGAAGAGTTTCCACCTGAATACGCTGCTTACATAACACTAGCTATTGGTATATTGCATTTAATAACCAATATGACAAAGCACTGGAATGATTAAACTTCTTAAATAAATACAAGAACTCTAAACGATGATAACGATGAAGAGTCTATTTATGACATGGATATCATGCCAGGTGACTCATCTACTACAACAAACAAGTGATGGACACATTTCGTAAAAAACAAACAGGTATGTATATTTAATGTGATGAATAGAAAAAGATAGAATGGTAAAAGTTGATTTAGTAAAGAAAATACCTAAAGCATTCTTAGGTGCAGTCATCGGTTTAACTTTCGGTGGAATTGGTGGAGCTATCTTTGGTGATATGGGATTTGTTTCTTCATTAGCATGGGAAGAAATATTCATATTCCTAGGTGCTTTGTTCGGTTTCATTGTTGGCTGGACTGACGAATAGGTAAGTTTCTGAATAGGACTTTAAACCTTTCATGTAAATTATGTGACTTTCTTTAAATCAATATGGCAACTGCTGGTGAAGAATTCCTCAAGATGAGGGATAAAATTAGATATTTAAGAGATTTCGGTGCATTTGTAACTGAAATTCTTAATTTAGACTACAAACATTTTCATAGAGAGTGGATTGAGTCTATTGAGAAATATAATACTAATCTATTACTTGCTCCTAGAGGACATGGAAAAACCTTTATGGTGGCTGCATACATCACTTGGAAGATAATTCAGGATCCAAATATACGGGTTCTCATCATAACTATCAATCAAGACATGGCAAATGGCATCATGAGGGAGATTAAGAGGAATCTAGAGGGCAATGAGAAGTTAATTGACCTATTTGGACAGCAAAGAGGAAATGCATTATGGTCAAATGAGAAATTAATTGTTTCTAAATCCAAGAATAGGAAGGATGAGACACTTAAAGTGCTTGGAATCACTGGTGGGATGGTAGGATCTCATCCAGATATGATTATCCTAGACGATGTGGTGGACAAAGAGAAGTGTAAGACAGAGAATCAGAGAAAAAACCTCATTTTCCAGTTCGAGAATGAGATTATGCCTATGTTGGAGCCATATAATCGAATGTCTAAGAGAAAATACGAGAAAATCATCGTTATTGGGACCAGATGGCACCAAGCTGACCTTTATTCCTATTTAATGAAGATTCCAGACTATCGAGGCAAGAAATATCAGGCAATTGTTACTGAATCAGACAAAATAAGGAATTATGTTGAATCGGTGAAGAATTTACCTGATACAGAGTATATGGATACCATAAAAGCATATGTTCAGAGACTTCCACCTGAAGAAAGGCCAGAAGTTCTCTGGAAAGAAAAGATGCCTTATGAGAAACTCTGCAAAATAAGAAGAAACTATGGAAATGTCTCATTCATGATGCAATATCAGAATGAATTCGTTTCTGGAGAGGACAATCCAATCAAATGGGAGTGGATTCAAGCATCTACTGATGCATATAAGCTACCAGAGAGACCATATGAGATATTTATGGGGGTAGATTTAGCTTCCAGAGAAGGAACTGGTGATTATTTCACCATTACAATGACTGCAATTAAGGATGGACTCATATATGTGATTGATGGATTTAGAGATAGACTCTCTCTACATGCACAATCTGAAGAAATTAGAAGATTATTTATGAAATGGGCACCTGTATCAAGAATAGGAATAGAACAGGTTGGACCACAAAAGATAGTAGTTGAGGATTTACAGGACAGATTGGTTGGATATCCAATTATTCCAGTGAAATCTTCATCGGTTAATGATAAATTAGGTAGAGTGCAGGTCTTGTCTCAGCTATTTGAGACAGGAAGAATGTTTCTCAATCCAGATTTAGTTGACTGGATTGATGAATTAGCATCTTATCCTAGGGGAGCACATGAGGATACAATTGATTCATTATCCTTTGCAATTCAAGTTTCTAGGGTAGAAGATGAAAACAAACCTATAAATTGGGCTGATGCTGTAGGAATGGTGTCAGCAAAGAAAACTGTTCCACATGTTAGTAATAAATATAGATTCACAAAAATATAGGAGGATAAGTATGGTTAACTCAAATAACATAGTATTTATAGGTCCAAAGGAGATAAAACACTACATCACAGGCTGTTTCTTTGCTCTAAGTAAGGCAAATGAGATAAAGATTCAATCTAGGGGCAAGAATAATAAGAATGCATTGGATGTATTGGCGATTCTGATTAGAGAATATCTGGATGATGCTAAATATAATATAATTGTGGATACTCAAGAGTTTAAGGATGAATCTGGAGAGACTCGAAAGGTAACTACACTAGATATTACATTATCAGGAATCAAAAAAGATAAATTTAATAAAAAGTAGATAAGGAAAAAGATTATAAATGGGAATTGTTGATTCTATTAGAAATAGTAGATTACTAGGAAGCAAAAGAAGTATATATCTAAATTCTGATGGCACTCAAAAAACAGTTAGTGTTGGTGGAACTGGTGGATTTAGTCTCAAGGGAATAAGTCCATTCAAAAGGAATAAGAAAGTTCTACAGAACTATTGGAAGTATTATCAAGGTGAAGGAACTATATTTGCTTCTATAAACAACATTGCAAGTAATACTGTGATGGTAGGATATCATCTATCTTCTGAGAATGAAGATGCCAAGAAACTCATTGAAACAAGATTTAATGAGATGGATATAGATGGTATTCTATTTGATAATGTTATTTATACACTTGTATTTGGGGATTCATTTATGGAAAAGGTCATGGCCACCAGAAAGAAAGAGGATTCTGTTGAAAAATACATTGCTCCATCAATTTCTAGGCTTCAAAGCAAATTACAAGAGAACAGTAACAAACCAAAGCATCCAGAATTGAAGAGAAACTACCAAAATAGACTAGAACAGCTGAAAACTATGCAATCTAATGGAGATAAGCCAAAAGGATACATTTCTTATGTAATTACAGTAGATCCAATCACTATGGAAGCAATTACGGATAAGAAAACAGGTGAAATCACTGGATATCAGCAAAATATCACTGGAAGGAAAACTCCAGTTCTAGATACAGATGAAATAATCCATATAGGGTTCTTTCCACAGTCTAATTCACCATATCACATCTCTTTGATAGGTCCATCTAAGGATACTATAGATAGAATGGTTGGTGTTGATGAGGCATCATTTCACACTGCAATTAGGCACAGTGGAAGGAAATATGTGGTTACTATAGGCACAGAAGAAGAACCATTACCTCCAAAGGATGTATTTGACAAGATAAAGAATGACTTAGAGGATGTAACTGCTAAGAATGAATATATAGTTCCAGCAATCATCAAAATGGATACTATAGATGAAGGTGGACTTCCAGGAATTGAACAACAGGCAACTCTGTTCCAGAAGAAGGCAATTGTTGGATTAATGGTCAATGAAGAAGGAATAGGGATGAGTACTCGAAGTTCTTCTGATGCATCATCTTCAGTTAGGGAGATTATGTATGAGAGATTTATTCGAGCACTACAACATAAGATATCTACGAAATTAAGAACAGATTTGATAAATCCACTTCTAGAGGAGGCTGGATTTGAAAAGAATATAGTTCATATGAAATTCAGGTCAGTTACTACTAGAGATGAGGAAGGATTTGCTAAATGGTTTGGCAACTTAATGAGAGGATTCCAATTCAGTCCACAAAAACCTGTTACCATAAATGAGATACGTGATGCATTTGGATTACCACCAATAGAAGGTGGAGATGATTTGAGTTGGGGTGGAGAAATGAAACCCAAGATTCAACCTACAAGTGATGAATAAGGAGATATGATGACAGAAGAAAAGAAATTAAGAAGATTGATGGTTCCATTCAAGTATAACAAAAAGATATTTGCTAAGAGTGGAGATGCAAGAAGATATTCAGAATGTGAATTACTTCATGTTGGTGGATATGCTGATTCTATATCTAGAACAGAGATTTACTATAGTCCACAAGAATTAGCTAAGGCTGCAAATACAGCGATGGAAAAGAGCAAATACTTTGATTTAGACCATGATAGAATATATCTGAATTTAGATCATGAACCAAGTAAGGTTCTAAATAGAATTGGATATGTTCATAATCTATACTTCTCAAAAGATTCATTGAAAGGAGATTTATATCTACATAGACTAACATCTGCATCAAAAGATGCTATTGCAATGATAGATGCAGACTTTGTTAGTGGATTAAGTGTAGAGATTCTTACTATGGATGAATGGGAAGACCAGAAACTGTGTGCTAAGGATATAGAATTAGTTGGACTGGCACTTGTTACCTATCCTGCAGATGATTTAGCACGAATTAAGAAATGAGTGAAATAATTTGTTCATTTATACATGTATGCAACAATCATCCAAATGGATGTGGAAACTGCAAGTGGAATTCTGCAAATGCACTTAAGAATAACCTTCAGATAAAGAATGAAAAAGGAAAGTCTATAAGGTATCTGGAAAAGAACTCTGATGACTGATAAGATTTTGCTAGTGTCTGGATGTCCACTTTGTGAGATATTCCTTCATCCTGAAGAGAATATAAAGACCAAACTATACTATCCTGAAAGCACAGATAAGGTATCTGAATCTGAATTTGTGATTCTGGACTGCAAGACATGTAAAGTTCCTATGGTGGTGGTCAAGAATCATGTAACTGAAATTCCTAAGGAACTCTGGGGTAAGATTCTTCGGGAATGTAGACAACTGTTTGGTAAGGGGATGAGATTAAGGACTCATATGCGTAAAATACGAGACCATGCTCATTTTCATAAGATGTAGATATGTATATGATATATAGAAATTATTATGGTTGATATAGTAGAAAAACCACTTCCAACACCAAGGGCTGGACAATCTCAAAGTAAATTCATCAGTTCCTGCATGGGAAATGCAACGATGAAGAAAGAATTTCCAGATATGAAACAGAGAAGTGCTGTGTGTTATTCACAGTGGAAAAAGAAAGGAAATAAGGCTGAAGATTATCAGACAGTGAGTGGACAACAAGACTTTGTTCCTGATGCAACAATTAGGTCAAAAGAGAAATATGAAGTTGATGACATAGTTATTTATGATGGAAAGGTTGGTAAGATAATCAAGGTTATTGATTAAAATGGCATATGGAAATGAGATAGTAGCTTACTTTACTTCTGGTGGTGTTGCTGCTACAGGATTATCTCCAATTCTTGATGGATGGGAGACAGATGGGAGCCAAGTAATTACTTCACAGACTATGACGGAGATTGCAGGTGGATATTACAAATATACATTCTCAACATATACACCAGCTAATAACTATTGCTTCAGAGCAGATGGAGGTGCTACACAACCTACTAGTGAAAGATACATGTTTGCTACTAATGAAGTAGACCAAGTATCATTAGGTGGAGGTGGTGGAGGAACTAAAGTAATGGCCTTTGGAAATAAGTCTCCATGGACTCATAAGCAACGAGATAGGATTCTTAAAGATACTAAAGAAACTAGAAAGATGTTAAAGGATATGGCTGAAAGTATTAATGAATTATTACTCTTCTTGGAAGGCATGAAGATAAAACTATCATCTAAAGAGGATTCTAAGGAGATATTAGATAAGATAGATGATACCATACATGCTATAGGTGAAAGTAAGAATCATCTGGAAAAGTTGACATCTGATGATTTAAAGAAAATGAATGATGACATTAAGGAGCTTGCAAAATCTATGTTTAGTATGTTAGATGATGAAATTATAGAGGAAATTAATGATTAAGGATTTGGCATTGAAAGAGCTGAATAAGAGGTTATCTCAGAGAAAGAAGGAACTAGAAGAGAAAAATGCTATATATGAAGAAAGAATAAAGAAATTAGATGAATTAGATACCACCATCAAAGAATACGAGTCACAGATATCTCAAGTTGAGGAGAAGTTTAATAAATTACTTCAAAGGGAAAATGAAATACTCTCTAATTATGTTCACAAATATGATTACTTACTTGAAATGGGAGATGGAACTTATGAATTAGTTACTAAGGATGACATTAAAATGGCAAGCAAAGAATGCATTGAGAAATTCACCATGATGAAAGCCAGAGACATTGCATTAGTTCAATTAAGATTCTGTGAGATAGAAAAAGAAAAGTATGAAGAACTCAAGGACAAAGACTTCAATCCATTTGAAGAATTAATTGACTATAGAATAGATGGAGTTATTAGATTCTACACTAAGAGAGAAGAACTAGTTGCTAATCTAAAGTGGGACATTCCAATAGATGATGTAGTTAAACTAAAAGATATGTATGTGAGTAAAGAATCATTCTGGATTGAGCCTAAACAAGAAGATGGTGAATATTCATATATGGCTCTAGTTTGGGGTGATGATGTTGATAGATAAGAGAGAGTGAGATGACTATCATAGGTTCATATAGAGAATCTAGTAATATAGCATCAACAAGTATATCAAGTTCAGCTGGAATAATTGATTTCACTGGATTCAAGCCGAGTGGGATTACATACGGAAATGCATTAGCAGTTTGTATGTATATCTGGTCAGGAACTAATGCTGATGGAGATTGGGTTCCATTTAGAAGAGAATGGACTAGTTAAGGTACTGATGTATGGGATTTGAGAATTTAAAGAGACTAGGATGGTACAAGAACCATGGCTAATTTAGATGGACTTAAAAGATTAACCAAGGAACTTGCTGAAGAGATAGAATATCATGAGGAAGGTCCTTCATTCAAATTCATCAAATTGATTCTAGATTCAGTCAAATCACCTGTAGTTATAATATCTAATGATTTTAAAACTATATATCTAAATCCACTTGCAATTGCTATGGGTGAGAAGTATGGAATAGATACTTCTTTATATGTGCATTGTTATGAGGCAGTTATGGGGATTAATTCTCCATGTAAGGGTTGCCCAGCAAAGAGAGCATTAAAGTCTAAACAAATAGAGAATACAGAATGGATTTCTCCAGTATCAGGAATTAAATATATGGTGACTGATATTCCACTGATATATGATGGTGTTTCTGGAGTGATTGAAATTCTAAATCCAATAAAGAGAGTGAAGAACAATGACAAATAATTATACTGAGTGGGATATGAAGATAGCTCAATGGAGAGGAGAAACTCTTAAAGCACTAGAAGACCTCAATAAAGATATAGATGAAATCAAGACTGATGTCAAAGACATCAAGAAGAGAATGGTTGGTGTGCAGATTAAGGCTGCTGGTTTAGGTGGTTCTATTGGATTAATATGTGGCTTAATTGCTTCTGTTATAATTACTAGCTTGTTATGAATATAAAAGAATTAACTATGAAAGAAGAAATCCATCCAATTAGAATTCCAGTGAATCTGATGGGAATGGCTAAGATAGTTAGCAAAGAGAAAGGAGATAGGATAATTGCTGGGTATGCTAATTTAGCTGTGGTTGATAGCCAGAATCAACTAATTCCAACAGAATCTCTAAAGGCTGGAATAGAGACTCTAATGAGTGATTTATCATATGCTAATCTAATGTTGTTTCACAAGAATATCCAGATAGGAAAGATACTACCTGAATATGGAGAACTAAAGACTCATGTAGATGATAAGGGACTCTTTATTGTTGCTAAGATAAGAAGTGATACAGAGATTTCTAATGATATCTGGCAACAGATAATTGATGGTGAAATAAATGGATTCTCTATTGGATGTGAGGTTCTTGATTCACATGATAGATGTGATGCTGATGGAAAGAACTGCATAGAAGTTCTAGATAAGATAAATATATTTGAGGTTTCACTAACTAACTTTCCAGCGAATGAAATGTCTGGATTTGTTGTCATCTCTAAATCTAAATATGATGAAGGGAATTTAGACTTTAAATCTTATGAGAATGTATGTGATGAATGTGGTATAAATAAAGATAGAATGTCAAAGAAAAAGGTCAAAGCAGAAGCTAAGGAAGAGGAAGAAGTTAAAGAAGAATCTTCTGAGGCTGTTGAAGAGCAAGAGAAATCAGAGGAAGTAGAACTTTCAGTAGAGGACAGAATCGAGAAATTAGAGAGGGCAATCCTAAATATGGAAGCTGCATTAACTAAATTATCTCCTCAGGAAGAAGAGAAATCAGATGATGAAGTATCTGAAGAACCTAAAGAAGAAACAGAAGAAAAGACTGAAGAGGAATCAAAAGAAGAAGAGAAATCAGAAGAGGTTAAAGAGGAGACTAGTGAATTAGATGAGCTAAGGAAATCAGTTAATGATATTTCTGAACATCTAAATGTTGCAGTTGAGAAACTAAATGGATTGTTCACTGAAAAGAGTGAGGGAGATGACATAGAGGAACTTAAACTTGCAATTAAGGCTAGGGATGACCAGATAGATGCACTAAACAAGAAAATCGAGGTTCTGACTAAATCAGAAAAAGAAGAGAAGGAATCCAAAACTCTTAAAGAGGAAGAGGATGATGAATCTGTTGATTTAGTTCTTGATGATCCATTTGTTAGTGACCATGGTGAAGTATATTTACGTTATTGATGTCTTTCTGATGTGACTGTAAATCTGTTATAAATAAAAGGTGAATGAATGTCATTTACTGGACCAACAAGTGAGATAGGCTTACAAGGTACTTTACCACTCAGTTATGAATGCTCTGGAACCATCTATAGGGGACAAGGAGTTATATGCTGTGGGGATATGCAAGTCAAGGCTCCAGGCTCTTATCAAAATCACATGGCTTCTGGTTGTGTAGGAGTTGCTGAATATAAACAAACTGATGGAGACTGGATTGGTGTCTATGGCCCTGGTGCAATAGTTAGAGTCATTATATCTGGTTCAAACAACTGTAGCTTTGGTGAACATTTGCTTTGTGTCAATGAAGGAAAGTTTGCTCACAAGGCTAATATAGGTTCTCAACCATCAGGTATATCTGCAATTGCATTAGAAGACCAAGCTACTGCTGATGGAACTGCAAGAGTATTGTTACACTAATTATTTTTTAATGTTTGTATGTTTATTATGTTTATTCAATAATTTAGGTGAAATTTATGGTTAGTCAAAGTAAAAGGCAAATAAATAAGGACAGCATCATAAGGAATAGCACAAAGACACTACCAAAGGTTCTGATGTATGCAAATGCAACAAATGGTGAGAGAAAGTCTATGCTAGGCAAAGAATGGTTCAAGAAAGCTCTCGAAGGCAAGTCAGTTAGATTCCCATTCAACTATAAGTCATTTGGCTTAAACACTCCCTATGAGAGAATGGATGCTTACAAGGCTCTATTACAATCAGAGGAAGAAGCTGTTGCAGAATCTACACTTGTTCAAGAAGAGGTTTACAACACTATCATTGATGGAGCAGAACCATACAAGTGTTTCAGAGAAGTTCTACCAATCACAACTGCAGAATCATACTCTACTAGAGTAGTCAAGGGAGAATCTGGATACTATGCATACGAAGTTGCAGAAGCTGGTGCAATTACAGTTGATACACAAGAATACTCAAAAGTTGATATCCCAATCACCAAGTATGGTATTCGACCAATAATTACTAATGAGTTAATAGATGATTGCCAATTCGATATCGTTGATATTGAGTTAAGAAAAGCAGGAATGGCTATGGAGAACAAGTTGAATAGGGTATGCTTAAATGAGATTCTAAATTCATCCAGAGCTATATCTACAAATACATTGAATCCAGAGGGAACACATATTGCAGTATCTGATTTAGCACTCGCTAGGTCAAAGGTCATCAAGCAGAACTGGGGTGGAGTAGATAAATTAGTTACTCATCCAACAGCAGAGGGATACTTACTACAAGATTCAAACATTGCATATGCTGCATACATGGGAACATCTGGACCATTGACAAGTGGAACAGTTCCAAAACTTATGGGATTAACTCCATATACTTGTACTGCAACTGATTTAGCATCTAGTGCAATATGGGGAGACACTACAGCTGGAACTAACGTAACTGGACTCATATTCTCAAACACTGCACCATTAGCCATGATACGAATGAGACATGATTTGAAAGTCACAAACTATGATGACCCAATTCATGACCTAGTAGGAATATCTCTACTCATGAGATACGGTGTTCGTGTCATTAACGAATCTGCAGGTTGTAAGATCTATCACAAATAATTATGGTTGATGTGGATGTTCTTATTGCGACTTCTTATATGGGGTCGAGGTTCACAGCCTCGCAATAAGAATTTATGTTCATTAAGTATTTAGTCATGTTATATAAAAGGAAAGAAAATGCCTGGTCCTAAATATAATTATTTAAATGTCAGGGATGAATTAAACATAAAGAGTGGTAGTGTATCATTCAGAGATAGAGATGTTCTTATATCTTCATCTGCAGATGGACAATTAGATGTTGCTGGAGATACTACAGTTAAGGTAACTGCTCCTACATGCAAACTACAAGGTAGCACTGCAATTATTCTTTCTGGTAATACATATCATAGTGGCAATACAGTATTAGCAGACAATAATTATTTACAGTTCTCACCTGGTTCAGAATCCATGAGATTTCCAAATGATGGTGTGATTGCATCTGGACAATTCTTTAATTCTAGTGCAACAATGTGGAAAACACATTTAACTAGTGGTGCAGTCTGTGGTTGGTTAAGAGTGAAAGTCGGACCTAGTGGTTCAGCTGGTACATGGCATACAATGTATGCTCCATTATTTAGCAGCACTACATGGGCAACGTAAGGAGGATGAAATATGCCAGGGTCTAATATAGAAGTACAGACAGTAGAAAGATTAAGTGTATCAAAGGATGGCAGAGGATTAACATTCTATAGTGATGATGATAATCTGCTATATGATACATCATCTTTTCTAACTATATTCCCATCTGGGGTCTCTAGTACCAATCCAGCAGTTGGATATCTAAGAATCAGAATTGTATCTGGTAGTACATATGGTGCTAGTGGAGCTAGTATGTATATACCATTCTATGCTAAAAAAGCATAGGACTGATTAGATGACACAAACAGGAAAAGGTGACTTACGTTTTCTCAGTAAGAAATTTGAGAAGAAACGTAGACGAGGACTTCTTGATGAAGATAATATAGATTCTGATATGCATGATTGGTATGGTATATCTGGAAATAAGGGTGGTGGTTTAACTAATCCTGATTCATTTGAAAGAAAGCAGAATCCTTATCCTGTTGATGTTTCTATTAGGTCAAAGAAAACTGTAGATATTAGAGATTTACCAGAAATAGGGTGATATGTATGGGTGATTTTATTTCAGATACTGAAGTCAGAGAATGGTTTGAACCAAGTCTGCCTACTGCAACATTAGGAACTACTGCAATGGCAACTCATATAGCTTATGTAGAGGATTATATTAAGAAAGTATATGAACTTACATCAGCATCAGATGCAAAATATCCTGCACTCCTATTAGTTGTTTCTAGGATTATTAATCTACCTTCAATTGCATCAAGTTATTACACATTAAGAAGAGAAACCGTGAGAAATTACTCTTATGAGTTAGATATCACAGGTTCTCCAAACAGAATCAGTGTTACACTAGAAGATATGGCACATAGAATTCTCAATGCTAGGTCTTATGTAAAGGATGATAAATTAAAGATATACATATCTAATCTATAGGTGATTCTATAACATATATCAGACCAGATGTCAGATATCCAGTTGGATGGAATAAACAAAGACATGCCATATTCAAAGGTATGGGATATATATGTCAGAGATGTGGGAAGTTCTCTAAAGGGAATCTACATCTGCATCATATAATTCCAGTTGGATGTGGTGGAAATCATCATCCAAGGAATATGGTTCCAGTATGTAAAGAGTGTCATGAGTTTATTCACTCAGGAAAGTATAAGGGACCTCTCTTAAATCTAAGGAATTGTAAAGGAAGAAGAAAATGAGTTATAATGATTTACTCAAACAGAAATGTAATTTACTTACATCCTATTCATCTCAGAATGAATGGGGTGATTGGACATATACCTATTCATCAGCTGCTTCAGATACATCTTGTAGAATGACTGCAGTTTCAGAGTATGAAACCCTAGAACAGTTTGGAAGACATGATGATATAAGATACTTTGGATACTTCCAATCATCTGCTGCAATAAGAGAGGGAGAGCAATTGACATTTAATGGAGATAGATATATAATCAGAGAAGTGATTGTTGATGCAGAGGGTCATCACAAGGAATGTTTAATAAGTGAGTTAAAAGTATGATGACTATAGACTATAGGATTAGTAATCTAAATACAGTTCTTCAGAACATAGACAACATTGTACAGAAGATACATTCATCTGCATATACTGGATTGGATAAATCATGTGACATTGTTAGAGATTCTGCTATTGAATATCTAGATATGAGTGTCGGAACTGGTAGATGGCCATCTCTTGGAGTATCCACAGATTCTATTAGAAGCAAAACAACATGGGGTAAACAAGGCATGGCAGATAAATTCAGATTATTCTGTAAATCTAAACATGCTGCAGTTGTTGAATTTGGAGCAATTGGAGCTGCTATGGTTGAAAGACCTGGCTCAAGTCCACCATTCCCTATAGGTAAGCAGCAAGGATTGAATCCACCAATGTATAGACAGAGATTTGCAGTCCAAAAGGGATATAATTATCTGACTAGAGCAATTGAATCTCCATATGTTCATAGACAGATATTGCAGGAAATAACACAAAGTATAAGTCAAGGCTTATTTGGAATATCATTGAGGGTGAGGTGATATCATTTCTTCAGATGCTCTTCGTGAATTAGGTGGATATCTAAAAAGTTGTTCTGCAATAACAGATACAGTTTCTAAATCAGAGATTAGATATGGATGGCCTGATGAACTAGAGAAGTTTCCATGTATCATTCTATCTCAAGTAGGTGGTTCAGATACAGGATATCTTGGATATAAGAGTTCACCAAAAGGTTCCAGAATGAGAAAAGAGGAACTAGTCACTCAGGTGGATGTGATTTCTAGAAGTAGAAAGCAGACATATGATTTATCAGATACAATAATCCCTATGTTCATTGCATCTGGTGCATGTAGAAAAGATTCAGATAATGATGATAATGATGATGCTAGAAGAATATATAGGAAGATACTAGTCTTCAGTAGAACGTACCATCATGAGGATTAAAATGTTAGATTTATTTAATGATTAAGTGAAATAATTGGTTGATATGTATGTATTTATTTTTATATAGAAAAGGTCAGAAAGAATGATTATCCTAAATACAAGGCAGGTGGATTAAAATGGTTGGTACAGTCACAGGTAAAAATGCAACAGTTAAATTGGCTGCTCACTCTGGTGGAACAGGAAACCCAACTGCACTTTATCACAATCATGAGACATTCGGTATAGGAGACTTCTCTCTTACATTTGATAGAGGAACTATAGAACAACCATTGATTGGTATGCCTGGAAATTACTTTGACCAGGGATCACTTTCAATTGAAGGTTCATTAACTGCAGCTAAGTTTGCTACATCTGGTATAGCTGATATGCTATATAACTTACTTCATAATCATGATACTTGGAATAAGTATGAATATCTTGCTATTTCAGGTTGTGTGTCTACAAAGACTGATGTAGTGTATTTAGCTTGGGTATTACCATCTTGTCAAGTCACTGGATACGAAGTTGCAATTGGAGATGCAGATACAGTAACAACTGCAAGCATGGATTTCACATTAATGAATCCACAAGATATCAAATACACTTCTGGCGTAATTACGGGGTGATGAGATATGGTAGGAACTCCAACAATATACACAGGTGAAGATGCATCAGTATGGATTAGTGGAATGACTCATTCAACACTAGCATTATCTGATTTCACTCTAACATTAGGTGCTGGAATAGCTGAACAAGAACTTATTGGTGAGAAAGGTAATTTCAGAATGAAGGGTGCAGTCACTGCAGATGGTTCATTAACATCTTGTAAATTACACTCTACAGCAGTAGGTAAGATAGTTGGAAACATGATTGATGGTGAACATGTATGGGTATCTGGTAATTGTGGTTCTAATTCATTATACTTCTACTTTGCTAGCACACAGATAACTGGATTTGATTTTACTCTAGGAACTGCTAGCGATATTGCAGAAGGAACTGTAAACTTCAGTGTGTTATATCCATATAAGGTATCTGGTATAAGACTTAGTGAACCAGCTGGTCATACATACATATCGGATGCTGGGCATTAGGATTAATGTGGTAGGCATGTGAAGGAGGTGATTCATTAGTGCCTGAAGAAAAAACAAAAGCTGAGATTCATCAAGAAAAGGTGAAAGAATTCAAAGAAAAGATTGAGAAGAAAGACCGAGTAAGTAAAAAAGAAATCATAGACCAGATTGCTACAAGAGATATACTTGAGAGGGATTATAAAGAAGATACTGTAGAAGTAATCTTCAAATCCTCTCCTTCAACTAAAAGGAAACTACTCTGTCATAAACCAACACCTAATCAATTGGGTGAGATGATGATATTCCTCTCTAAACCAAACAGTGAAACTACAATCAAGAAGTTTGTTGAACTTGCTTCTGAATTGACTCTGAATAAGCAATTAAATGAAGAGTTCTGGGGAAATAGAACATCAACAAACACTTTGATAAGTTTCATTAATGAATTGATGATGGTAGCGATTCAAGGACCACTCTCTGAGGGTGAGTTAGATAAATTTCGTTGAAGGTGGTTTTGGTGCTCTGGAATATGAGCTATGTAAGATTCTCAATCGGACTCCAAGTGAAATTGGTGAATTGAGAAGAGATAAACCGATGGACATACGCTTTCTGGAGAAGAGAATTATCTGGGAAGCAAAGAAAAGACAAGAAGATTATAAAGAAATGGAAAGAAAGTCTAAGGCTGCAGCAAGCAAAGGAAGAGGTCGAATAGGAAGATAATGTCTGTAACTATGTCAGTTTCTATGTTTTTATATATCCAATGCAGAAATACATTTTCTAGATACGCTTGGAATATAGGAATGTAGATAACTATGTATTCTGTTTTTAGATTAAGATAAATTTAGATTAAAATTAAATTAAAGGTAAAATAAATGGGACATATATTTATTAAGCAAGGAAGTAATCAAGGCTCTACAATGAGTCCAGGAGATTACTATCCATCAACATTAGGTAAGATAGCTTCTGGAAACATAACAGCATTGTTTGGATGGTCATCTAGTGTTACATTATTCACACCTGATAATTATATGACATCTGCCAATATCATAGCTAACTATGCTAAGAGTACCAATCTTTACAATAAAAATTGGATAGATACTTTATCAGGCTCAATTGATACTAGAATAGATACTTTAGAGGGATATGATGTATTTGACTCTACTCTATATATAACTAGTACATCAGCAATTTCTAGATTTGCTCCATCAGGTATATGGAAAAAGGTTGGGGACTCTATATATTACTCTGGTACATCAAAGAAGGTTGGTATAGGTACTACTAATCCATTATATCCATTACATGTTTTATCTGGAGCAGCCTTTGGATTACAAGCTGTCTCACCTAATCTTAGAGGATTTGTTAATATAGAATTAACTCCAGACGATGGTCTTGGATATACACAAGCTCTTAAGATGCATGCAAATAAAACAGGAATTTCAACACTTTATGGATTTAATGGGACAGTTATTGGTGCTAATACTACTAATATAGCTATTTATGGATATGCTGATGGTGCCACTAATAATTATGGACTATATATAGAGGCTGGAAATGCACTATTCAAAGAAGATATGTATATTGAAGGCAATTTATCATCTCAAGCTATTTCTACTCAATCTATATCCAGTAATATTATTAAATTTACAGAATTTACTGGGAAAACTGATGCTACCGCTGCGGAATTAGAGGAATTGACAGATGGATCTGAAACCACTCTTCATACTCATGCAGCTGTCAGTGATGTTGCTTGGTCAGGTGCCAGTGAATTCTATGGTTTTTCTTCCAATGCTACTAGTCTTTATGCTCCATCCGGTGATTATGAAAATATAGTAACTGTTGCTAAATCAGGTGCTCACTTTACTTCAATTCAAGATGCAATAGATTCAATTACAGATAATAGTTCTTCTAAGCCTTATAGCATTATGATATATCCAGGAGTCTATACCGAAGACATCAAGATGGAAGATTGGGTATCTTTAGATGGTGAAGGCAAAAGAAGTGACATAATAATAAGTGGAACACTTTATTTCGCTTCAGATGCTGGTAATAAATCAGCAATTAGAGATTTAACTATAGCTTACAATACATCTACTGATAATACCCATCTAATTTCTGCATCTGGTGGAAGACATTCTGTAGATAATTGTCGTCTAATCCTTTCAAATTCAGAAAATGGTCATATTGGTTCATTAGGAAGATTTAGTGGAACAACATTCCGTATGAGGAGATGTTGGTCAAAATATGATTTCGATGGAACTGCTGCAGGAACTAATAGTCATTGGATATTTGATTTCTTAGGAACTACCACTTGGAGTATGTGGGATAATGAGTTTCAGATAGAAATTAGCGATGCTGGAGATACAGCAGCATTAGTAAATGAAGCAACCACATTCACTGTAGAATCTTATTTTGACCATAATACTGTAGATATGGATATGAAGAGTGCCTCTTATAATGGCACTTGTGGTATTTTATATCTACATGGTGCAGGAACAGATAAACACGTTAATTATAATCATCTTCATTTAACTTCAGCAGGAAATGGAACTAGTTATGCAGTGTATATGGATACTGCAGGTAATAATGGAGAAGTTCACTGTTTAGCCAATGATATGCATATTGAAGACTTTGCTAATAATTACGGGTTTAATGTAGCATCAGGAGATGAAATCACAAGTCATTTCGATGGTATGGCAGAAGGAATGAGTGATGGAACAGGTGCAGGAACACTTAAGATGGTTCATGCTCATGATGATGATTTAGATGTGACTGGACACATTTTTGCTGATGGAGCCATAAGTGGTACTAGTGTATCTGGTGGAACTATTAAATTTACTACATTCACTGGAAAGACTAATGCAACTGCAACTGAGTTAGAAACTCTAACAGATGGTTCAGATGCAGATTCTCTACATATACATCTAGGATATTATCCATCTTCATTAGGTAAAGGGATATCTTCCCAAGTATTAGCTTTAACTGATTGGTATAATGCATCTGGTGAGAAATTATCCACCATATCAGGTTCTTTATCTACAAAAATTAATACCAAACAAGATTTACTAGATGGAAGTGAGTATTATCCATCTTCCCTTGGAAGAGGAATTTCTTCACAGGTTTTAGCTAATATGAAGCATAGTGCAAACTCAGCACTACATAGCTTTAGTGTAGATTTATATATGACATCTACAAATATCATCACTAATTATGCTAAAAGTGCTAACTTATATAATCAAGCGTGGGTTGATGCTTTCTCAGGTAATATTGATACAAGATTAGATGCTATAGTTTCTTTTACTCCAGAAAGCTATATGACTTCAGCAAATATCATATCTAATTATGCAGCAAGTACCACACTTATAGGTAAATATTCCCCTTCAAATCAAACTAGATATGGTTGGGGAGAAGTATCGGATGGAGGAACTATAGCTCATACTTGCAGTTCTAAACCATCTTGGGTAAGTATTGCTCCTAGTGGAGCTAATCCAATATCATATGCATTTACTGTTGATGCCACAAACATCACTGTTAGACATACATCACCTGATTCAGAAACTTTTAGTTGGAGGGCTGTAGTCTAATGGCATCTATTACACCTAATAATGGGAGAGAAGATTTCATTTCAGCTCATAATCCTCATACTTATTGGGAATTAAATTCAACTAATCTTGGTACCAATTTCGGTAGAGATGAATCAGGTAATGATGATAATTCTAATGTAGGCTCTGAAGACATATCCACTCAAGAGGATTATGAAGGAATGAATAGTAACAACAATCCACCTAATAGTGGGTGGATGGATATTTACATTATCACTGATGCAGCGATGTTATTGTATATTCCAGATGGGTTAACACATGACCAAGTTTATGGACTATTTCACAATGGTGGTGGAACACATGCACAAGCTGGTTTTTTAAGAGCTACAGAAACTGGTGTGGAAATATGCTGTACTCATAATACTGGTGGTACACCACAAGACAATGTTATTCACGAAATACCAGATGCAGATTTACCTGGTTGGTTTGTAGTTAGTTTTCAGTTTTGCTCAGAAGGTGGTGCACAAGGGGATATGGGTTTGTGGATAAATGGAATAAAGGTACGTTCAGGTACAAGGGGAAACCAACTTACATATGGGTCTGGTAATCCACAATTAGGTGATTCCAATGCTGACCATCCACTTGCAGCTTCGTGTCTTGATCCTTCTCCATATGGAGGTGGTAATTGGGGTGCTGAAGCTACGATTAATGGTTCAGGAATACTAATTGCAAACTTTACTTGTGATAATCCAGATAAGGATAATGATTCACCAAATGGTGGTGGTGATAGTTGGCATGAAGATTATTATACATATCATATAACTTCAGAAGAAGAGTCAACTACAAGAATATTAGGATTTATTAATACTAAGAATAGGCATATGAAATTTTATGGAAATAAAAGATTGTTAAAATTTATAGGTGGATAATATGAGTAGATTAAAAGAATATAAATTAACAGGAGCAACAGACATTTCGTCTTGGGATTCCTCCTTATGGGAAAATTCTGGTTTAATTTGGGATGGTTCCAATTGGGTAGCTATGGCATCAGGTGGAGGAACTGGTGCATCTAATTTGTCCGAATTAACAATTGATGATAATAAAGATTGGGATTCTAAAGGTATTTATAATATGGCTTATCTTTCATCAGCAACTATTTCAGGTGGGACTATATTAGTTAATTCACTTGAGATATATGCAGATATGATATCAGGTTTAACTCAACCTACCTATAATTCAGGAGCCGCTAACAAGATTTATGTAGATACTATATCGGGTGCACTTGATACTAAGATAGATGCATTGGGTTCATTTGACCCAACTGATTATATGACTAGCTCAAATATTATATCTAATTATATCAAATCTACACAAGCTTTATCTAATTTCTATCCTAGTGATTTAGGAGTTGGAGTTAGTAGTAATTTAAAGTTAGTAAATGATTGGTATGAGGCATCATCCGCTAAACTTTCAGCATCCAGCCAAACTGCTATGTATGAAATTATTCAAGCAGATGATATTTCTAGTTGGGATTCATCTAATTGGGAGAATTCTGGACTCATATGGGATGGCTCCAATTGGGTTGCTTGGAAGTCTGGTTCTAGTGATTTAGATAGTCTAACTGATACAAATCTAACATCTCCTGCTAGTGGAGAAATTCTTGTATATAAACAAAATGATGCTAAATGGGAGAATGAATTACCTCCACTTGTTTTTTCAACTCCAACAGTTCGTTTACTTTCTGGACAGAATTTAAATCTATGTAGGATGAAATGCCCAACAGGAAAGAAAGCGTATCTTTGGCAATGTGGAATAGCAAATTCTGGGGGTATAAGTGTATCTGGCTTACAAATTCAATTCTTAAGTGGGAATACTCAAGATGGAACTTGGAGTTCTATCTATAAGACCAGTTCTACAATATCACAAGGATATCCTCTAGGAGTTTCTGATATAGATAGTAATATAGAAATTAGGGCAATGTATAGTGGAACTCATACTTATGGTAGCCAAGGAAGTCAATTAGAATATTGTACTGCATTTGCACAAGTAAGTATTTATTAATTATGTCAGATATAATATCTTTAAGAAAATTATGATTGAATTAGTTTATATACTATTATTAGTATTAATAATTACATTTATAGAAGTTCCATTACTTGTAATGTTCTTCACAAAGAAGGGCTGGTGGAAGAGAAATTGGAAAAAGATTGTAACGGTTGCATCAATAATAACTATGGGTTCAGCTAGCATATCATTATTACCAGTAGGTGGTCCTGTTGATGATCCACCTGATGATGAACCTTATTTGTATGAATATATTGTCCCTCCTGTAGATAGTTTTGGTATTGGTGAAACAACATTTAAAACAGTTAACTGGTCTTATTTCTGGCAGTTATTCCTGGCTCATAGTGCATGGCAGCTAGAGGCTTGGCATCCTATTCTCGAGGAGTGGGTTACTGAGTTCCAAGGTGAGAACCTTAATAACTGGCTTGATATAAATAGAATTAGGTCTGAGGATAATACTAGCGAAAAAATTACATTAAAGGTTACTAATAATGCACCTATAGATACTTATTTTAGATTCACATTTGGTATTGACATTGCTGTTAAAAACTATGTAAATAAAACATCTTTGTATGAATACGAAATCACATATCCAGCTAATGCTACTGAAGATTATAATGTGCTTTTCAACTTCTCAGATGTCAAACCTTTAATTCAGGATGGGGTAATTTTGGCTAATCATGGTATTAAGAATATCAATGGCAATGATGTTTTCTGGTTTAGATTAACACAAAATATGAGTCGTAACCCATTACAGTCTGGTAATAGTTTTGAAATTGACCCAGAATTTGGATATAATGGTGGTGCATATGGATGGTATAGTCCTATAAATATACGTGAATTTGCATGTAAAGATACTCCAGCATCAGATGGTGTAGCTAAAACAATTCATGCATATCTTTATTCTAGTGCTAACATTAATGTTAAATGTGCTTTATATGATTATGATACATTAGCATTTATTGAGACTACTGAAGAAAAAGTTATTAATCAAGATTGGGGCTGGGTGAGTTTTACTTTAGATGAAGATGTCGATGTATATGATGATACAGAATATATGGTTGTATGTTTTGGAAGTGGTGAAAATGTTGGTAGGATAGGATATACTGTAGAGGGTGATGATAAGTGGTTTGCTCAAGATTATCAAACATATCCTACATGGAGTAATCCTTATACAAAGAACGCTGAAAATACTAATTGGGAATATCTGTTGTATTGTACTTATATTGTAAACGCTGCACCTGATGGGGTATCTGGTGAATGTCCTACGAATGGTAGCATAGGTATTTCTTTGAATCCTACCTTATATGGTATTGTTACTGACCCTAATGGTGACAGTATGGATGTAACTTGGTGGAGTAATAGTAGTGGTAGTTGGGTACAGTTTGCATCTAATACTTCTGTTGCTAATAATACAAATATCTCGCAACCTACAAGTAATTTCAGTAGTTACAATACAAAATATTGGTGGAGCATGAATGTTTCTGATGGTGAGGGTGGCTGGTGTAATAGTACTTTTCATTTTACTACATTGTCTGTATATAAATCTACTATAAGAACAGATGGCATTGATTATTTTATATGGTTGGGAGATGATGATGAAGATGCATCTGGTGTTGCTGATATCATTGATGATGAAGGGATAACTTGGAGTGATGGTGAATATATAGCATCTTGGACTGCAACTTCTTGGGGGGATGATGGTTTATGGCAAACTTACTATCCACATGATGAATCTGGAACTAATTTTAATATTGATACATTTATGGTAATTAAAGTGTATATAACTGATGATGTAGGTGATATAGAGATAGATATGCCTGAAGATTCTGGAACAACATATTCAGATGCAAGAGAAGTTACTCTAACATTTGGTGTAAATAATGGTGGTAATTATGTTGGGTGGACAGATGATGAATCTACAACAGCTTCTGATATGGCTACGTCAGATATCTCCACTACTCTAGATGATAATGAACAAATATGGTATTGGAATGAAACTAATTATGAATGGGAATATTATATAGTTGGATTTATGGAACCATCAATTACAATTAGTGAAGATGATGTGGTATTTATAAGAGTAGAAGATCAAGAGACATTAGATATAGGTGGTAAGTAATGCCACTTCCATTTCCATATCCTATGTATGGATATCTATATGATTCTAATGGAGATATACTTGCTAGTGGAACTATTATAGCTAATAGTGGAAATAAAGCCTTGACAATGACTAGTAATTCTATTGGAAAGTATGTGGATAATCTGATGGATTATGCTTATTCTGGATGCACTATGACTGTTAATGCGGATGGTAAAGGAGAAACATATTCATCTACATTCAAATTGGTGGTAAGTGATATGGGTAAGAATTTGAATATCACTCTAGAAGAGGCTAATCTAGTAAATGACATATCATTGAATACATATAGAAAATATGGAAATGAAGTTTATATCTTTAATTCTAATATACAAAAAGGACATTTAAAGACTATAGATTATGATTAATAAATGTTTAGGATGTCTAAAAGAAATGAATTATGAAATTAAATGGATGGTAACTAGATGGGAGAAGGAATCCTTTATAATATAGATAGTGTAAGCTCACAAACTATTAGTGGGGGACATATAGTAACTACCTATACTGCTACTGCTGATTCTGATGTAATCAATAAAGAGTACTTTGATGATAATATCCAAAGTGCTTCTCTAAAAGGTAATCTTGCAGGTAATCTTTCTGGTAATAGTTATACATATGGCATCATTGATATAGATTTTGTGAGTTCTCAAGCCATTTCAGGTGGATCCTATAATATACCAATGACTGCAGACCAAATTATTTATAGAGATAGGGATATCTATTATTGTAGAAGTGGAAGAAATGGTAGTATATTAGCCACTAATAATGATGCATCTACTCTATTTAATTCTGTATTGAGTCCCTACATATATACATATGTAGCTTCAGGGATATATAATATCTCATCAACAATTAATATAAAGAATCATTCTACACTTTATGGTGCTGGGGTAGCAACACAATTCCATTTAGCTCAAGGTGAATACGATGCATTTTATATTTCAGGAGACAGATCTGGAGATCATAGTGAAAGTAGAAGAACTAGAAATGTTAATATAGGTAATTTTAGTGTATATATTCCACCACCAAGTACTCATTGGTATTCTGGGAATATTGTTATTTTTGAAGCTAAAACTGCTGAAAGTGATTGGTATGAGAGAAGAAGTATAGTAAATACTTTAGCTGAGAAGATAACATTTAGATGTGTAGATGGAACAGATTTTGAAGGTCATATACAATCTGGAGCTACTGCTATAAAATATAGTGCTACTGGTAATCGTTGCAATCTCCATTATAATTTTTGTAGAGATATGGATATTAATGGAGTTGGGAGAGGAATCCATATATATACTTGTACAGGTAATGCTAATAACCTTGCTTGGATTAATACAACTCATTTTGAAAATATAACTATTAGAAATCCAATAACTGCAATTGAGTTTGATAGTAATTGGAGTCGAAATCCTACTGCTGGTTCTAAAGTAGGAACAACATTAAATAATATTGTATTTAATGATGTTGAAGTTCAGTGTGGTTCTAATATAATAGATGGAATCAAGAATATTACTGATGGAAATAGATTCTTTAATGTAAATGTAACGGATTTTGGTAATCCAGGACATACAAATGCTAGATATGCATTTTCCATTATATCTGGTGCACAAAAAAATGTATTTATACCCGGTTCGTCTTGGATGAATACCGAATATTATTATGATAGTGGTTCTTACAATATAATACTTGGTGGAAGTAAAACATGGTTACCATATGGTGCTGATATAGAAGACTATTTCCAAATAACAGGTTCTGCTGCTGATTATCGTATAGGTGTGAATTCTAGTGGTTGGTTATATGTAAGGGATTTATGCCAAACTAATACATATCCATTCCTTATAAGAGATCCAGCAGCAAATTATTCTATGATTATAGATGCAAGTCAAAATGATAAAGCAAGTATAATACTTAATGCTGATGGTTTATCAACAACTAAAGAATTTCAGAATATAGATGTTAGGAATTATCAATTATTTGTTTCAGGAGATAGTTGGAGTCATAAAATAAGATGTTATGGACTGTCATCTCAAGGAATATCTGGAGGTTCGATTCAAACTAATCTGATTTCATCCCAAACAGGAATATATGCAGACTGGGTTTCAGGAAATGCCACTAATCTAGTTCCTGGTGCAGGATTATCTAATGTAGTGGAAGATACAACACCTCAACTTGGTGGAGATTTAGATGCAAATGATAAACCCATATATGATTCAACTGGAATATCATCAGCAGCATTCTCTGGTGGTACTATCTATGGTCATCATAGATATATAGTACAAACCAAGACTGCTAATTATTCAGCATTAGTTGGAGAATATGTTCTAGCTTCTAATACTATAACTATTAAACTACCAGACTCACATAATAGTGGTGATAATATAACTGTTAAGAATATAGGTACAGGAACTGTTACTGTATCTGGACAGAGTGGTGATACTATAGATGGTGATGTTGATTATGATATGCAATTTCAATATGAATCTGTCACTGTTATAAGTGATGGAACTAATTGGTATATAATTTAAAGATGTTATATGTTATATTTTGGAGACTGAAATAAATGATAGGATGGATAATTCTATTAATAGGTATACTAATCACAGTTAGTTTAATATATCTATTTAGAGATGATATACAAAATTGGTTTAAGAGGAATAAGAAGAAAGCTGCTGCAGTCCTAACTACTGGTGCTATTCTAGGTGCTGGTGGAGCTGGGGTGATGACAGACTTACTACCAGGAGGGTATAGACCTCCAACAGAAACTTTAATTTCAAATAGTGAAGGACATTACTGGGTAGCTTCGTTTGCTAATCTACAAAATGCTATTGATGATCTTGATAACGAATCAGGATGGGTTAATGGTGGTAATAATCTTATTACACAAGATGGTATACTCTATGTTGGTGATAACTGTGAATTATATAATGTTAGACTTTATCTTGATGATGATGCTAATTGTACTATGATTAGAAATTATGACCAAACAAATGGTAATGCAAATATAACAATACATGATATAATCCTAGATGGAAATAGTGGTGGACAGGATGTATGGTATGATTGTTTTTATTCCTATACTAATGGTATATATCTTTTGAAATGTGAATTTGTTGAGATATACAGTGTGACTATATACGATACCCAAAATATGGGAATATTCGTCAAAGAAGGAAGTCAAATTAATGTACATGATTGTATGTTCATTGATTTAGCTAGTGCATTTGATGAAAGTGGTCTTAAGCATTATGCTGCATTTGGTGTTTGGTATTGGGAAACATATGATTCAGTGATAAGTGGATGTATTGTAGATAATGCATTCTCTGGAGGTTTCGTTGTAGAATCTGCTCTAGCTGCAACATATGCTGAAGCAACTCAGAATGTATCAGTAACAGGTTGTTCTGTATATGATTCTGGTGTAGGATATTATATGGAAGACACATCACATGTATTATTTGATGATTGTATGGTATCGTGTGGAACAGATGATGCATGTTATGGTGCTAGCACTGCAAGAGGTTTCTTTATAGCTTCGGATGTTTATCATGTAACAATATCTAATAGTATCATAAGAGACACTTATAGAGGTGTAACTGGAAGCCCTGATTGGATTGAAGTAATAGGATGTGAATTCACAAACATAACTAGTTATGCTATGAATTTAGCTGGTTCATATACATATATTTATAATAATGTGATTGCTGATATAGGAAGTAACGGTATTTCATTGGGTGGAGACAATGCAACAGTTTGTGGTAATCATATAGAGAGATGTGGCCAATGGTCAGCTGGAATATCAATTGCAAGTACAGAGGATTCTAAAATATTTCTAAATACAATTGTTGGAACAGGTACACAATATCCTAATCTTGGTGTATATGGAGCAAATAGTGATACAAATTGTTATATAATGTTTAACAGCATGAATGGTATTCAATATCCAATATATCAATGTAATGCTAGGGTTAATTGTACTGACTATGATGATTGGAACTTCTATTCAGGTGTAAGTTAAATGTGTTTAGGATGGTTTAGTAAAGGTAAGCTAGGAAAGCCTAGTCCATTAGTGGATGTAGAATATACTGAATTAATGTCTACATTGAGAGCTGAATTAGGAGAGAGTTGTGTTATCTACATATATGATAGTAAATACAAACTCACTTCTCTTTCAGAGTATGCTAGATTTATATCACAAGATGATACAGATAAAGAGTCATATATATCTGAGTATCTAGATTGTGATGATTTTAGTATTAGACTATATGGACAGTTCTCTATCAAACACTGGTCTAGTTTACCATTTGGTATATTAATATCTAATACTCCTATGTTCACATATCCACATGCTGTGAATATATTTGTAGATGATAATTTAGATGTATGGATAGTTGAGCCTCAAAATGATGATATATCTAAACTACCAAGTAACTGGAAACCTCTGATGGTTGTTATATAAACTGATATATTAGGTAATGAGGTTTAGGATATATCTGAAACATCGCTGAGGATTAACAGAGAGCCACGCTGAAGCACTTTAAAAGTTATCTAATGGTATAGGTAGGGTGCAATGCAAGGTCTCTCAGAATAGCTCTTTGACCCCTTTAAATGGAAAATGTGAATTATGTATAAAATTAAAGATAAATGAATAGATAGATATGGTAACTGGAACTAAAGCTGGTAGTATATATGTTGATTTGCAGATAAAGACAACTGGCTTGAATCGAGTCAAGGCTGAGATGAACAAGTCAATGACTGCAATTCACAAGACAGTAAATAAATCTACCAAAGGTATGCAACAGAGCTTTGCACAGCAATTGAAGTATATGCTTAGCTGGCAGAAGTTCATGTTGAAGATTGTCCACTACATTTCATTCTCTATAGGTGTTCAGATGGTGATGGCTATAAGGCAAGGACTAGAGAATTCTATAGAGATATTTAAGGAATTTGAGAGTGCAGTAGTGAATGCTGCTGCTGTTTCAGGATATTTAGGTCATAGCTTTGATAAAGCAGTTAATGCAATAAGTAAACTTTCTAGAGAACTTGCTAGTAAGACCATATTCACTATGACAGAAGTAGCTAAGGCAATGTATACAGTTGCCAGTGCTGGAATTGATCCAGTTATATCATCTACTAAAGAATTACTTCCTATTTTACAATATGCTACTGCTACACAAACAAATCTAGAAGAAGCAGTTAAATATGTAATTACAGTTCTAAAACAATTTAGACTTGAACTTGATGATACTGGTATGGTTGTAGATACATTCACTGCTTTGATTACTAATTCATTTATGACTGCAGAAAAGATGGCTAATGCATTCCAGTATGTTGGACAGATAGCAGGTGAATTGAATCAAGACTTTAGAGAAATAGGAGCTACATTGACATTGCTTGCTGATAGAGGTTATGAGGGTGCACAAGCAGGTCAACGTCTAAATATGATATTTACTAAACTTCTGACTCCAACAGATAAGGGACAGAGAGCACTTGCTGCATTAGGATTAACTCTATCTGATATAGATCCAACAGTTAATAGTATAGTAGACATACTTAGAAAATTAAAGAATGCTCAATTTAGTGTGGCTGATGCTTCACAGATGTTTAGAGCAAGAACTGCTGCTGCTGCAGCTACTCTAGTGAGTGCAGTTGATGAAATAGAAGATTATGTCCTTATCACTAAGGAAATGTCTGGAATCACTGAATTTATTGCTGAGAAACAGATGGATACAATGTCAGGCAAATTCAAACAATTAGCTGGTGATGCACAGGAATTAGGTGCAGCTATTGGTGAAGAATTAACTGGTGCATTATGGAAATTAATTGAATCAGTAAAATCACTCCAAGGGATTATTAGTGGTGAAGGTGATTTTGATTTCTTTGGGACAATAAAAGATATGGTGAAAGCTATTCCATTTATTGGTTCAATTGCATCAATGATTGATAGTGCACTTGGTATGATAGATAAGATTAAAGGTGTTCAAGAGAGTTTGACATTAAGTTATGAAGCATGGGAGAAATTAACAAAAACTGGTGAAGATGGAATGACTGTAATACAAAGATATTCAAATAAAGCTATACCTGATTGGTTAGATGGATTATCAAGGGTAGTCAGGATTCAGAATAGATTAAATGAATTAACTGCAGAAGGTAAAAAGGGAAATGAAGAATATAATGATTTACTTATAGATTTGGGTGATGCTACAAGGAAATATGCTGATAGTGAAAGTGATGTATTAAATGTATCATCAGACATTCTTAAATTGATGCATGATTTGAGTCCAGAAGTTGGAGATGCAGTTGATGCATATACAAATCTATATAACATTAATAAAGACATTAATAGATTATCAGGAAAACAAACGAATCTGAATCAGAGATTGATTGACACCAGAGAAGAAATGAATAGACTTGGGCCTGATAGAGAAGAGGAATATAATTTATTATTAAATCAAGCTAATAGAATAACTCAGGATTTATCTGATGTAACTGATGAATTGAGAATTAGAAGAGAAGAACTGGGAGTTGCTACTGCTACATATAATTCTCTATCTGAAAAATTAAATGAGAATGAATTAGCAATTCTGGAACAGGTCACTGATATAATAAATAGAAGGGGTGAATTACTAGAAGTTCAGAGTGAATTGAATTCAGCAATGTCAGAATATGCTAAGGTATTGGATATAGTCACTAATAAAGAGAAATATAAAGCAGAGGCAATGTTGGATGTCTATGAATTAGAAGATAAACTACTTAAGATTGAATTAGAGAAATATAAGATAGCAGAAGATAAAAAGAAACTGGATGATGAATTATTTGAAGGATTAGCTGAACAAGCACTTCTCACTGAAGATATAATAGAACAGTATAAGGAATGGAAGGAAGCAGAAGGTGATTTAGCTAAGGCTAGGGCAGCATATGCTAGGGGTGACATAACAGAGGCGGAATTACAAGAATATATAGATGCTGCAACTAAAGAACAGAAGGAATACAATGATGTGGCAATGGATACTGCAGAACACTATATGGATATAGGTATTGCTTCTAATGATGTTGCTACAACAGTTACTAAGATAAAAGATAAAGCTAATGATATGGCACAGGCTACAGATGAAGGTACTACCATCACTTATGAATTAGAAGATGCATGGTTGGCTGTAGATAGAGTAATCGGATATACTCAATCCGATGTTGATAAATTAAATCTCAAGGTAATAGATTTAAAGAATGAATTACAGAATATATTTAATCTAATGAATAATATCAATACTTCAACAGGAACTGCATTTGAGATTGTGATGAATACCATAAGAAATCCAGGAGCAATGTTTGATGAATTTGGAAATGTTGCTAGAAATCTAGTATTTGGAGAAAGAGGTGGAATATTTAATTCTCCAACTGCTGGAGTGTTTGGTGAAAAAGGAGCAGAGGCACTTGTTCCATTAGAGGGAACTAATCGTAAATATGGTGAGAATATCATGAAATATTTACTCTCTACACATTATTCTAATCTGCTTGGAATGCAGAAAGGTGGAGTGTTCGGTGGAACATCCTATAATAGAAATGTGACATATTCTGGAGATACAATGAGTGAGAATTATAATATGTATGGACCTATAAATGTTCATGGAATTCAGGATGTTGGTGCATTTACAAATCAATTAAAGTTTAGGTATCGGAATACTAGATAATTATGACTATCTCATACGATATCTATTTGGGTTCAGGTTCAGCAGATGCAAATCATTATTCTGCTGGTGGAAATATATCTCTCATTGAGATAACTAATTCAGATAATGAATATTTTCAGAATGGAGTGATAAATGCATTTGATGTCACCACAAATAGATTGATTGGGGATAAAGTTCTTCTTTTTATAAATGATGATTTAGAATTTGATGGATATATATCTAGGATACAACAAGAAATTGTTCAGGGAAAGAAGACACATATATATCAGGTAGTTGGTAGAACATATGATTTATGGAGATATCATACTAGTGCTTCTGCTGAATATTCTGGAAATACCTGTTATATAGCATCTTCTCTTATAGCTGATTATTGTCCTGGAATCTCTGGGTCACACATTTGGAACAATAGTGGAACAACAATGACTGACTCAATTGATTTCTCTAATACAATAGTTGGTGATGCACTTATTGATTTGACTAAGATTGATGGATTTAAATTCTATATAGATAATAGTGGACAAATGCATTATTATCAACCTGAATTTAGAGGAGATAGCTATGATTTCACTATCTCTGAATCAGATATTTTTAAGATGGATCCATTAGAGGAAGCTGATGAGGATATAACTAATAAGGTTTTAGTTGTTGGTGGAACAGGATATTCTACAATAACATCCCAACCTAATCTTAATCATTCATTTGCATTGACTTCAAATGCAGTGATTGCACAGAGAATTTGTGCCGAAGATGATATTCTATCAGCTGTTAAATTCTACATGGATAGAACAGAAGATGATGATGAGCCAGATACTTTAATATTTAGTATTTTTCCAGATGCAGATTCTCATGTTTATACAGATGAATTTGAAGATTACACATATTTAAATACATCCACTAAGGACAATGCAGACATATTTACAGGTGGAAGTGATTCATTCCTAACTACAACAGAGTCTTCATCTAAAAAATTAGGACAGACTGGTGCTGGTGGAGCACCACAAAATGATTCAACAGCAAATTATTATATAGGATGGCAAGTGTCAGGTGGAGGTTCTAGTGATATATGGAAACCATTCTCATTTGATGCAAGAGTAACTAGAGTGGAAGCATATGTAGTTCATAATGACAGTTATGCATTACCTAAGACAGTATGGTGTTATCTTATTAGTGGATGTGATAAAGATATATCTGCTGCATTTGCATCTGCATCAACAACTATGAGTGCATATTATCAACATTTACATTTTGATATTCCATGGTCACAGAGAGCATTAGTTAAATCAGGACAACAATTCTTTGTGGCATTACATCAACCAATAGCATCTGATGGAACATGGGAATTTAGGCCAAATACAACAAGTGATACTGATTTTGCTATATACACCAGTGCTGATGGAACTACTTGGACTAAAGATTCTTATAGTGCTAGAAGATATCAACCTACTAGTTATTTTGTTTATGGTAAGAACTATGATAGAACTGGAAATATAAAAACAACAACATTTACTCAAAGAGCACAATACATAACTATATCAGCACAAACTTATTCTGGACAACACATTTTATTATCTGGTAGTCTTGGATTAGGATGGTGGTCAGGATTAACTAATGGAATAGAGAATGATTTAGGTGATGAAGGTTCCAATGTCACAATTAAATATATATTCTCATCTCTGAATTCAACTACATTTGATGCATCTGATCCACCATACATTGAAAATGTGACTGTATCAACAAAAGATTCTACATATACAGCTGGTATGCCTGCAGGAACTCCAATACCATGGAGTAATGACATATCTTTTATTCCATCTGATTTACCATATCCATCTGGATGGTGTGAGTGGCAGAGTTATGATTCTCCTAAATTAAAGAATCTGAATGTTGGAGCAAATTATTGGCTAGTTATTAGTGGGGCAAATGATGCTAATCCTAAAAAGTGGGAGTTGTATTATGCAAGTAATCAAAGAAATTATGCAAGTGGACAGATACTTCTGAAGTCAGGTAGTTCATGGTTAGGTTATTCGGATAATAATGCATGTCCATCAGGTGATTTAGCATTTAAACTTGGATGGTATGAGCATGAAATCACTGCAACTAGAACTGATGATAATAGTATTAATTCATATGGAGTTCAATTAAGAAAGATATATGATGATAGTATAGTTACACAAGAGATGGCAGATGAAAGAGCCAGAATAGAAACATCTGGAAGTAACATTAAACCTAAAAAGAAAGGAGTGATTACAATAAATGGAAGAACTGATATAGAGACTGATTACAGATTCTCATCTAATCTAACTAACTTTGGAATTCATGATATATTTGATATAGTGAGCTACACACAAAGAATCTCTGATGAAGAAGGATTTGTTACTGTGATTAACTATGGAAAACAGAATTTTGATATAATGAAGAAACTCTCTGATTTAGAGAAGAAGGTATATGGTGGATAGATGGAAGTAAGAGAAAAGGGTAGTCAATATATTATAGTTCCACAAGGATGTTTATCATTTGATGGTTCAGATGATTATGTGACTGCTACTTCAGACTATTTAACTGTTGCTAATTCATATACTGCTAGTGTAACATTTAGATATAGAGGGACTGGTTCAGCTGATAAAGTATATTGGACTTTGTTTGCTAAGAATGATACTGGTAGTGGATATGATGATAACTATCATATATGGGTTGCTAGTAGTTCTACTGATTTATTTGCTAGAATGGGTTCTGGCACAGCTGGTGGTATAAGTTTAGATACTAATACAGCAGTTGGTGATGGTAAATGGCATACTGGTACAGTAGTCTACAACCATTCTACTAAAGATTTTAGATTATATGTTGATGGTGTTTCTAAAGTTAACAAAACAGTAGGTGCTAATTATACACCAGCTACTGATACTACTCATGAATTTAGATTAGGAGAGTGGAAGGCTTATAATAATCATTTTAATGGTGATATCTGCGAGTTTGTGTTTTGGAGTGGCACTGCTTTTGACTCTAGTGAGGTTAATCGAATCTATAATGGAATTACACCAACAACTCCTACAGTACATTATAAGTTTCTAGATAGGGAAAATACCACTCTAACAGATTCTGTTAATGGAATAGATGGAAATATAGAAGGAGCTACTTGGTATGAGAGAAAGATAAGATGTTGGAACAGTAGATGGGATGAAGATAACTATAACGTGATTATGGAGACATTTGTGGATGCTTGTGATAGAAACTTCTTATTCAGAAATGTGACTCCAGGTGCATATAGAGAATTATATAAGATACTTGGAAAGCCAACATTCATTGATACAACTTATTCATCTGGAAATACTCTTATTCTAGAACCTATCTATGGATATGGACTATCTAGTCTTAGAGAAAAGAGAACTGTTGCTGTGAGAAATATATCAGATACATTTGTGACTCCAAATAAGTTTGGTATAAAAGTTGAAGGAATAAGATTGGACATAGATTAATATGCCAAGTGAGATATATTATTTTGATGGATATGATCCTAGTGAAACAAATGGATGGGATGGTGGTCCAACTGTTCCAGGTGATATGGTAGATGGAGATGCTGGAGATGAATCTGGTGGAAGTAGTGGAGATATATGTGCATTAAATTCTAATACATGTCCTGGTATATCATATGGGAAGATAACTAAAGTAGAGATTAGAATGAGAGGTAGAGAAATTCCAGGAAATACTGATAATAATAAAGTAGAATTAAGACCAGTATTTGCTGATGGTGATGGAGATAATCATATTCATGATTGGATTAGTATGTGGTTATATTGGACTGAATGGTATGATATAACTTCAGATACAAATGCTCCTTCTCATTGGACATGGGAAGATATAGTTAATCTTAAATGTGATGTTCAAGCAATAAATACATCATCAGGTAATGCAGTTAGTATGGTACAAATTAGAGTATCTTGGGATAATGAAACAGGTGATATGTTAATAACAGGACATTCATGTGTAATTCAATGTTGGTGTTCTAGATGGGATGTTGGAGATTATGGAATGATTTTAGAGACATGGCTAAATAAATCTGATTTGCAATCATTAAGAGATAGCATAACTCCACAAGCAGTGGGTGAATTATTTAAGATATTAGGTAGACCTCATCACTATGATACTACATGGTCAGGTGAAAATACAATTGAATTAATTCCTATTCCAGATAGACAATTATCAAATATGAGAAGTAAAGAAGTTGTTTTTGTAAAGAATATCACAGATTCACCAGTTGAAGGAGATAAAGGATGGATTCATGTGAAGATAGAATGCGTAGCTAGTGGAAGTGGAGATTTATAATGTCTGCATTTGATACTCATCCTCAGGCATCTCATAGAACATTTCCTTATTATTTTGATGATGATTTTGGATTCTGCTTTGGTCCATGTGCTCTTCCACCTTCTCCACCATTCAAATATGATAATGACTTGGCTATCTATTATGGAAATATGGGAACAAGTGATTTCTTAGATGTCAAGTGTAGCAGATGGGATGTTCAAGATTACTCTGTTATAATAGAAACATGGATGAAAAAATCAGATGTGGATACTCTAATGGATAATATCATTCCAGGTGCAGTTGGTGAACTGTTTAAAATACTTGGAAGAAGACATATGTATGATACTACTTGGAGTGCAGAGAACACTATCAAATTCTTGCCTACACCATCATCTAATGATATGGGAGCAAGCACATTAAGGAACATGAGAAAAGAAACGATTGCTTTTGTGAAGAATGTAGTTCTTCATCCAATTCCAAATTCAGCAGAAGGATGGATAGGATGTAAGATAGAAGCAATGGTTAGTGGAAGTGGAGATTTATAATGAGAGGTAGATAAATATGGCAACTAATTGGTACGATTCAATGGAATCTGGCAATACAATCACTTATAGTAATTGGAATACAATGGTTCCAGAAATTAGACATAACAATACTGGTTCTGATTGGTATAATATGGATGCCCCAGATGATATAATACTAGATGCTAGTAGTAAGATAATAATGAAAGATGATGGCGATCAAATGCTAAAGGTTGCTCTTGAAGCGCAGGGTACTACAATATATGGAACAGATGAGAATGATTCTATTATGATTATTAAGGCTAATGATAAAGATACCTACCCATTTATTCAAATACAAGGTGCCAGTGATGTTGGAATTGATTTGGCTACTGGTGGAGATTTTGATATAGAGGAACAGGGATCTAAGATATTCCAATTTGATGTGGATGGAGATGATAGCCGTTTATTCGGTGGTGATGATGCTAATGATGATATGATAATTAATGCGAATAGTTCAGATACATATCCTTACATTAAATTAAATGGTGCTGGAGATATAATCTTAGATACAAATGATGATGTGTATTTCTATAAGACTGGTAGTGAGACATTTCAGTTTACTCACAATAGAACAACTAGTAATCTATACGGGGGTAGTCATGATGAGAAGATAGTCATAAAGGGTAATACAAGTAATACTCAATATATCTCAGTAGGCGATTCATCAACTGTTGGAGTCGGTCTAGGTAGTGAGACTCCACATACATTTAGAATATGGAGAGATGGAACACCTATATTAATCTTTAATCCATCTACTGCATCTAAAAGAACAGACTTGATGATTGGTTGGAGTGACCAAGAAGCTAGATTTAGACATTATACAACTGAACAATCATATATTTCTTTTTATGGTGAAGATCATGCTACTCATCCAGGTGATATCCGTATAAAAGCTAGTAGTAACATTCTTTTATCTGGTAATAAGATATCTATATCCAGTCAATTACAAGCACATACTATTTCTTGTTCTGTATATAATGGACCAAGTGTTGGTGCTGGTGCTTCTAATTTATCAGATTTAACTATAGACGCTGATAAGGATTGGAATTCAAAGACTATTTATAATGCTGCAGGTATTTCTTCCGCATCAATTTCAGGTGGATCAATAAGATTAACTGATTTAATAACTAATAGCCCTAGTAGAATTACTATGAAAAGTGGTTCTACTCAGATATTTGATTTCACATATGATGGAACAACATCTATTATTGAAGGTGGTATTGATGGAAAGAATCTTAAGTTATTAGCTAATGATATAGATGCACAGCCTGCTATTGCTTTATTTGATGCTGGAAATATAGATATAAGACTTCATGGAAATCAACCACTTACTATTGAAAGCGGAAATACTGCATTATTTAGTATACAGAAATCAGATGATAATACAGTCTTAAAAGGTGGTAGTCTAGTCACTGATGATATGTATATCTACTGCAATGATATTGCTCAAACATATAGTCCATTTGTATATATGGAAGGTAGTGGAGCAATGCAACTTAACTATAATGATAGTGGTGGAAGACTTATATTAACAAAAAGAGGAATAACTACTCACAGATTTTCTGGTTCTATGATTGAAATAATTCCAAGCACAGATGAACCATCACAGAGAGCTGGAGTTCTTTGGTTATCTGGAACTACTTCATTATCAAATTTATATATTTGTAGTGCTAATAGTGGTGGTTGGAACACTATGATAGGTGGTGGGGGAGATGGAGTATCTAACCTTTCTGATTTGACTATAAATGCTGATAAGGATTGGAATAGTAAGGGTATTCATAATATGACTTTTCTTTCTTCTCAAACTATCTCTGGAGGTTCTATAATAACTAATTCTCTAGGGGTGAATATGGCAAAGTTCACACCTTCTTCACCATTCCATATGCAACATTCAGGTGGAGCATCATTTGGGCATAATTCTATGACAGGAACTTTAAGGGGGTTTGTTAATGTTCAATTAACTCCAGATGATAATACCGACTTTATCCAAGCTATTAAAATGCATGCTAATAAAGCTGGATTAGATACTTTATATGGATTTAATGGTACTGCTGTAGGGGCTAATACCACAAACATAGGAATATATGCTTATGCTGGTGGTGCTACAAATAACTATGGACTTTATATAGATGCAGGTGATGCACTATTTAAAGGAGATGCATACTTCCAAGGTAATTTCTCTTCACAATGCATATCTACTCAAGCAATCTCTGGTGGTAATATAAAAGCTGGTCTGTATTCCTCACAGACAGGTATCTATGCAGATTGGGTATCTGGTAACAATACAAACTTAGTGGGTGCTTCTGACTATCTAAAAGATAATGCAGATGATACAACAACAGGTGTGTTGACTGCTGCAGGTATTGATGCAGATGGTATATCTGGAACTACAATATCAGGAGGCACAATCAAAGGTTCCTTACAAAGTTTATATAGAGGATGGGCTAATGTTTCAGATGCAGGAACTATAGCACATGGGTGCCCAAGCAAACCATCTTATGTTAATCTATCTCCATCAGGTGCAAATCCAATCATGTATTCATTCACAGTGGATGCCACAAACATCACTGTGTATCATTCTTCTCCAGATGCACAATCATTTTCATGGAGAGCAGAAGTTTAATTAAAGTCCTTTTTTCCAATATCTTTTTCCTCTAACTTCTTCGTTCTTCTTCCATACTCCTTTTAGAACACTAGGTTCGATTCCTAGTTCTTCTTCTTTTTTTATTAATGCATTATGGTCTTTGGTGAAACATGCTTGTCCCCATCCTAGATGGCCATCAAATCCAGGTACATCAACATGTGAATTACCTATCCTACCATCAAGTAGAACCATCTTCTTCACATCTTCATAATCAACTCCTAATTTCTGGCATACCTGATAAATCTCATTGAAGTAAGATAGTTTTGTAGTAAAGAAACAGTTAGCTGCATACTTTACAATCTCTGCAGTTGTTGGATCTGTGTGAATGATTGGTGTATGTGGAAATCTCAATCTGAAGAGACTCTCTACTCTTTTTGTATCTCCTATATCTCCACCCAGAATGATTCTAGCATTATTAATGAAGTCTAGTCTAGCACACCTAGCAGTTAAGAACTCTGGTGAGAAGACTATATGTATATCTGGATGCCTCTCCTGAAGCATCTTTGTAGTCTCTGGTGGAATAGTTGATTTGATTATTAGAATAGTATCTGTGTGGTTGATGTAATCTAAACATCTCTGAACAGTCTCTTCTACTATAGAAGTGTCTGCCTCTCCATTCTCTTTCATAGGAGTAGGAACACATATGAATATGAATTCACTATCTATGCATACATCTTCTAGGTCATTAACTGATACATCTGGATTAATATCATATATCCTGAACTTTGCTTTAGTATAGAATCCTGCATGGATAGCTCTACCCACAACTCCGAATCCACAAATGCCAATTCTTGGTTTACTCATTTGTTGGTCTCCATTGTCTTTCTATTGGTATCATTGATACAGATTCTGCATTTATCTCAAGTCTACATTGACATTCTTCATTCATACAAATCCACTCTTCTGTTAATTTGTTTTTTGTACCAAATAAATAATTCAATGGTATACTAATATTCTGGCTTATAATTTCCATATCTGCATCACAAAATGGACATTTAAATTCAAGTTTACTCATCTAAACACCTCAAAAGCAAGTGACATATAATTGAGAATGCATCTTCAGCGTGCTGCATATCCCCATTCACATGAAAACACTCTACATCTTCCATCATACTTAATTCTCCACCATCTGTTCCTACAAATGCAATTACCTTCTCTCCTATATCTATCATATACTTTGCACCAGTCACTACATTCTCTGAATTACCAGAACCAGAGAAGATGATTAGAATGTCTCCTCTATCTGATGTAGAATATAGTTGGTTCATAAATATATTTTTATATTCATCATCATTAGCTTCTGCAGTCACTAGTCCTACATTATCTGTTAGAGATATTGCATCATATCCTAACTGTCTCAGATGCAGGGCTAGATGTGATGATATCAATGCAGATGCTCCATTACCTGCTATGTATATCTTCTCTGATTGCTTTATAATATCTACTATCTCATCTAACTTGTTATACTGCTTCTTTATATCTTCAAACACACTCTTAAATTCATCTAAATACTTATTTATGTTCATTTTCATCAAAAAACCCTAATTTCCATTTAAAGGCACCAAAGAGCCACGCTAACGCATTTGGATATGCCACAGGTATAATACCATTAGTAAAAATAGTTTTTGCTTCTACGTGGCTGTATGACCCCTTTAAATCGATTTCTGAGGCATATCCTCGACTACATTCTACATTATTCACTTTCATAGACTATTTTCCCCAATTTCTTGTCTTTATACTCTTTTTTCATGTCCAGATAAGGCACATTCATGAACTGATTCCAATACTCATCTAATTCACCTAGTTTCTTTTTATGCCACCTTTCATATAGTTTCATCTGCTTTTCTGTAGGCTTCCAATCATTAGCAGTCAGATTATTCACTTGCCAGAGTCTTCTCATTGCAACATCATCTCTGGCCATATACTTGTATGGAACATCATTTATCTCATATACAAAGTTCTGTGTAGCTAGTCTCCTCTGTTTATTTATCTTTGCTATCCTCATTGCGATTTCTATATCTGTACCTGATATGCTTCCATCATATATCTCATCTTGTCCATTAACCTCAAGGAAATCATCTATAGACATTGTACTAGAGAATCCCCACATCATCCAGCTAGGAATTTCATTACCTTCCATAGTCAGGGGCTTCAGTTGACCTAGCCATCCATTATAGTAACAGTTATATTTATTAGGTCCTACTCTTACTGACCTCTCCTTCATACCAAGACATTTCTCTTCAAAGTCAATACATCTGAATCCTCTACTGGTGGAATAGTATCCATTCTTCCAGTTACTCCACAATTCTTCTAAAGCTCTATTATTAAAGAATGTCAAGTCATCTAGTCTCCAGAGAAGTTCTCCAGAAGAATGAATGACTCCAGTGTTGATGTTGTTACAGAGTGTAGGATACTTCTCACCTAAATCATGCCATATAGATGGTTTCTCTTTTACTAGCTTGATAGGAAATCCCCATTCCATCTTAACTGTCTCTAGAGCATCTTCTGGATATCTATGTGAGATAATAACTTCAAAGTCTTTGAATGTTTGATATGATAGAGAGCTGAGTGTAAGTTCTAGATAATGATTGACATCAAATGTTCTCTGGGTAATCAAATCTATGAATTCATTAGTGAATGTTCTACTGAAATGGTTCCTTAGAAGTGCACTCTGGATATTCCTTATCTTAGGTATCATGACTTTATTTCTTCTATTTGTTGGTATGATTATAGATACTTCAGGCATGTATTATCCTACTCCCATGTTCATCAAATCTAAATGGAAACTCTGTCAGATCAGATAGTCTTTTTCTAACTGCATCTTGATATGCTGGTTCACAATATACCATCAGAAATCCACCTGAACCTGCTCCACATAACTTTGCTCCTGTAGCTCCTGCATCATATGTTCTATCTATTATCTCATCTATCATCTCATTAGATACATTTCCAGTCTTCTTCTTTAGATTCCACTCTTCACCTATATATGCACCTATGTTATCTAGTGTATTATGATGTAAGTCACTAGATATACAGCTAGCCATCCAAGTCATATCTTTGACTATTGGAACTATATCATGCATATTCTTCTTCTGATTATTTAGAATATCAGATGCTTTTCTCTGAATGTTTGTATAGAATAACATTAGATTGTCTTGTAATCTATTAATTGTCTCTATATCTGCTAGTATAGGATGGATTCTGATTCTCTTCTTAGTAAATACATAATGATTCAGTCCACCAAAAGCACAGTTATATTGATCCTGCTTTCCTATAGGCTCACCTAGTATATCTATTTCTATCTTACATGCATCCTCTGCTAGTTTGGCTTTGTTACATTGGATTCCATTATATCTATATAAAGCATTAAGAAGTCCTACAGTGAATGCAGATGAAGAACCTAAACCTGTTCCTCCAGGTGCATCAGATAGACACATTATCTCTACTGGTTCATCTATCTTAGCCATCTTAAGACATTCTCTTACTAATGGATGCTTAATGTCATCTATCTCATCCACTTCTTCTACATTTCTATAAACTGCTCTATACTTGCCTATTAGATTCTTAGTCACGAATAGGTAGAGATATTTATCTATAGTAGTAGATACTACATGTCCATCCTGATACTTATAATATGCTTCTAGGTCAGATAGACCACCTGCAAATGATATTCTATATGGAGTTCTACTGATTATCAATTAGCCACCTCACAGTTCTTCTTATTCCATCTTCTACACTTACAGTTGGTTTCCAACCACATTCCTTCATCTTAGAATTATCTATGATAGTAACTGGAACATCTCCTATCCATCCTCTATCTCCACCAGTATATTCTATTTCTGCATCTAATTCCATCTCATCTATAACTATAGATGCTAGTCTACTTACTGGCATGGTATCATCATGTGCTAGATTATATATATTAACTCCTTCTTCTATAGATATATTCATCAATGCATTAATACAATCATTCACATGAAGATACTGCTTAATCTGATTTCCATTTCCTAGAATCTCTAGTTTCTTTGGATTCTTCTGTAGTTTCCTCACAAAGTCATTGATTACTCCATGAGTGTTTCCTTCACCAACAATGTTCCCAAATCTGAAGATATTTGCATTGATTCCAAACATATGTGAATATGCCTCTATCAGATGTTCTGCAGATAGTTTACTTGCTCCATAGAGTGAAATGGGTCTCAAGTCAGGTGCATCTTCTGGTATTGGGAAATCATCTCTTTCTCCATAGATTGTTGCTGATGATGCAAAAACTAACTTCTTACAATTATGCATCCTCATGTATTCTAGAAGTCTATGTGTGGCTATGATATTATTCTCCAAATCTATCGTTGTGTTATCTATTCCACCTCTGACATCTGCATTAGCTGCAAGATGATAGATAATGTCATAATGTTTATTGGTTATCTCATCTATATCTAATAGATTAGAACCACCTTTGATGTCTATGATATGAATATTATGTCCTTCATCCTCTAGCCTTTTCACTAGATGCTTTCCTATGAATCCTAATCCACCAGTTACTAGTATATGTTTCACTAATTCTTCCTCCAGATTCTAGGTATACCATGTATCTCTTCATAATCTACATAGTCTGGTTCATACTCTAGTGTGAAGTCCATATCCCAGAGCATTTCTTCTATATCTAATTTATGTGCTGAATATTTAAATGCCATTCCATGGTCTCTTATATACAATTCTCCACCTACCTTCAGAACTCTCTTAAACTCATCTAACATGTGCTTCACTAGCTCTTCATTTATCTCTTGCATAACTTGAACTGCACTCACCATATCAAAATACTTACTTGGAAGTAAATCAGTTCTCCATGTAGGTATATGATAGATACCTTTCTTCTTTATCTTCAATCTCTTCTTCTCCATATATTCATACATAGGCATATCTGCATATCTATAGTATAGATTCTGAAGACAGTATGATTGTGGCACTGAATCCATTCCTACATATGTTAGGTCATCTCTATGGTGTTGACTCCAGAGATTAATCTGTCTTCCATATCCTGCTCCAAAGTCAAGCATTCTCTCTATTTTGAATGGTTTAGGATACATAGTCTGGAACAGATAGTCCTGTGCATTATACTTTCCCATAGTAAAGACTGGTGGTGGTTCAATTCCAGATACATTTACATGTTCTTCAAGAATTGATGTATCATAATCAATACTATCCACAATCAGTGGATATATTATACTTTTTGGGAATTGGTGAGGATATGTATATTTACCTATCCAGTTCATCCATCTAATCAAATCTGCCATTCCATTATATGTATCAAAACTCTGTGGGTGTTCATTTGGATACTTTACATGCTGTTTTCTTTCTTCTTGGTAATCCCAACTAATCATCCAATCTTCTATATATTTTCTGTCTTTTTCAACTTGAGAATTAAATCTTTTAAGTTCCATTGGAACCGTACCTCCTCTAAATCTATTTTTCTATTTACAATTAAGGGTATATTATCTATCTGGGGTGCTAGTGGTTCATTCACATCTACCAGTGTTCCATGGTCAGATGTAACTACTATAGTCTGTCCACCAGATAGTTCTTCTAGCCATCTAATAACTTCTTTATATCTACGGATGCCACATAGATATACATCTTTCTTTAATGGTTTATCCTTTCTTATATCATCATAAGGAATCAGTGCAGGAAGTCTACCTAGCTCATATGGACCTGGAAACATTACTCCACCTTTTACTATAGATGAATGTATCCAGAACAAGTCATAATCCTTTCTAGCAGCCTCTGCAAAGATACAGAGTTCCTCACAAGGCACCCTCTTCACATTAGGTAGACTATGATAGAACTTCCATATCTGCTCTCCAGCATATGGTGAATCACCTACAACCTTCTCAAAGAACTTAGGATGCTTGAAGTGATTCCAGACTAAATCTAAATCATTTCCATTCTTATCTTTCCAGATGAATGATTCTTTCTTATATTTATCATCAAATCTAGTGAAGAAACATGGATGCAGATTCTTGATTCTTTCTCCAGACCATGCACATGTTAATCCTATAGGGGTTGCAGATACTCCTCTCATTGAAAATACCCTTACATCACATCTAATCATTCTACTTGATTGTGTTTTGAATAAGTCTTTATATATCTCAGATGCATACTTCCAGTTGAGTCCATCAATTGAAATAACTAACATAGTTCTAGAATAGTCACTCCTTTCTTACCTTCATCAGGTGCATCTAAACATTCACTGTGTATTCTATATAATCCTAATTCTTTAACTCTCTTGATTCCTCTTCTCACCTGTGGTGTCTTGGTATCATGAAATGCAACATATCTTATCTTATACTGATAACACATCTGAACTTGATGAAAGATTCTCATTGGATTCTTACCTGAATCAAAGAAGATAAATACATCTCCACCTTCATGTTCTTTGAGTATTGGTTCTAAATCTATTTCATATCCAATTGTTTTGAATATAGCATACTCAGGTAGATACTTTCCATAGTCTTCTGTCTTAACTAATCCTTTATATGGTCCTGAATATGTAGATCCATGATGATGTTCCAGAGCATATAGTTTCTTTAATTTGGGTGATGATGTTCCTAGTATATATCCAGATGCTCCTAGAAATGTTCCTACATCAATCACTATCTCTGGTTCTATCTCTCTAATGAACTTGGTTAGAAAGATATACTCACGTATATCTAAGCCTCTCTTCCTGAATTTATCTTTAAACCACTGCTGCAGTTTCTCCTCATCCCACTCTATATATTTAATCATTCAACACCTTCATTATTCTATAATTATGATATATGTCATCTTCAAAGTCCATATATGAACCATTCATTATTTCTTGAATGCTATCAGATATGGTGAATCTGTTCCTAAGTCCAAACTTCTTTCCAGATACTCTATAATTTCTTATATCTACATTCTTCTTATCAATAATCATCTTTGAATCTGGAACCACTAACTCTATATGTTTGCCTAATTCTATTATCTTCTGATTCTCTGTTGCTATATTAAATATCTCACCATTCACTTTCTCTGTTGGTGTTTCTAGACATTGTAGATATGCATCTGCTGCATCTTGGATGTGACAGAATGCTCTCCACTGTTCTCCACCAAACACTTTAAACTGTTTTTTATATTTAGCCATCGCTGTCATCACATTCACTGCTAAATCAAATCTCATTCTAGGTGAGACTCCATGAAGGGTAGCCATTCTGAATACAGTTGGTGAGAATCCATAATCAGAGAACTCTAGTATATCTTTCTCTGCCATCAATTTAGTCTTTCCATATATGGATACAGGATTTAATTTAGATTTCTCAGTTAGAAGTCTACTTGATTTGCTTGCTCCATATACACTGCATGTAGATGAATAGATGAATCTATTGACTCCAGATGACCAACACATCTTTGCAAGTTCTCTACTAGAATGATAATTAACTTTTTCAGTCAATTCTGGATTAACTGCTGATGCAGGGTCATTTACAATTGCAGCTAAATGAATCACTGCATCCATTTTCTTGATTGCCTTTTTAATAGTTGGTGCATCTCTGATGTCTCCATATATGAATTGGAATTTCTTGTTATCATAAAGTTCTTGTATTCCTCCATCACTAAATAGAAGTTTATCTAGCACTCTGACTTGATATCCTTTGTCTAGTAATTTTCTGCAAAGAACTGAACCTAAATATCCAGCTCCACCTGTTACAAGTATTTTCTTCACTTGATTATGCTCCTTGCAGGTATCTTTGAATTAGGTGGAATAGTTGCTCCTGGAAGAATCAGTGTATATGAACCTATCAATGAATTCTCTCCTATAGTTACTTTGCCTTGAGTCTGATTCTCTGTGTTATCTGAGTAGATGGCACAATGAGCTCCTATCTGAACATTGTCTCCTATCTCTATTCCATATTTAGCATTCATATATGTGAAGCATCCTATGTCTACTTTATCTCCTAGAGTTAGATTCTCTGGATATTGACATCTCCATCCATAGAGACCTTCAAATTCCAAGACATCTTTATATTTATTTGCCCAACCATAATCATCAAAGAATGGTTTCTTCCAATTCTTAAATCTACTCATTTATCAACTGCCTCAATACCATCATGATGTTCTTACTTGCATTTGGAATTCTCATATTCCCAGTCCTAGATTCTCTGAATTTGTTCCTTAATCCAATAACTGCAATCTGATTCTCTTCCAGAAGGTGAGTGGCTTCATAATATATATTAGATGAATTACTTAGATATCTCTTACAGTTCTTTAGAAGTCCAAGAAATTTAGGTCTAGGTAGATTCTCTGAATTCACATGAGGCATCACTAGATGACTATGTAAATCTCCATTTGGAGGCAACCAGATATGATTCTTGTTGACTACGCTTTTAATTATTGAGATGTCTTTCTCTACTTTCTCTTCAGATAGTCTACTTGGTGGATTATATAGAACTAAATCATATTCTTCTTCTGGAACATCTGACTCATCTATATCTTCCATGTTATCCAACATCACATTTCCAACTACAGTTACAAAGAATTGTTTACCTACAGACTTGCAGAGTGCCTTAACTCTTTCTTTTGCTTCATCATTGGTGCATAGTTGAATATGACTCATTAGAGTAATTGCATGCCTATACACATCATTGTGAGTCTCCCACGTTGGTGTATATTCTCCAGCCCATAAATGTATCATTTTCTTGTTGTCTTTAAATGCCATAAGAGCCATTCCAAATGATTCCTCTCTATCACCAGGAATAAGTATCCAATCAGCTTCTTCATAATATTCTGTATACAAATCCTCATCTTTCATCTTCTGAATGAGCTTTGAGAGTGCTCCATCAGAGGCTCTATGATATGTTGCTACTAATATCTTCATTTCTCTTTCTCCAATAAATAACTTCCTATTGCTAAACTATCCATTCCTGTGCCATAGAAACATCTGATTGCTTCTATAGGTTTACATACAATTGGTTCTCCTCTTACATTAAATGATGTATTTAATAGAATTCCTTCTCCAGTTAGTTTCTTGAATTCATTGATTAGATTCCAGTAGAGTGGATTTACTTGCTTATTCACTGTTTGTGGTCTCACTGTATTATCTACATGAACCACTGCAGGAATCCTATCCTTAACTCCATCTTGTGCTTCATATGCAACTATCATGAATGGAGCATCCTTTGCATTCTTTAGATACTTATCCTTATCTTCCTCTAGAAGTGATGGACAATAAGGTCTAAATGGTTCTCTATGCTTTACATGGTCATTGATATAGTCTTTCTTATCTGCTCCTCTAGGGTCAGCTAGAATGCTTCTGTTCCCAAGTGCTCTAGCTCCAAACTCCATTCTGCCTTGGAACCATCCAACTACTTCTCCATCTGCTAGTTTCTTTGCAACTTCTTTATATATATTCCTGCAGTATCTATATTTCAATTTCAATTCATTCAAAACAGATTCAATTTCTTCATCTGAAAACTCTGGTCCAAAGCTAGTGCTAACTAATTTATCATTAGTTGGTGGTTGTATAGATTCCCAATAATCTGGATAGAATTCTCTCATTGCTGCACCTATAGCAGTTCCTTCATCTGTAGATGCTGGAAATACAAATAGATTATCCACTTCAGGCATCTGATTCACCACTCCATTAGATTTACAGTTCATCCCTACACCTCCTGCTATACAAATATTACTGTATCCTGTTTCTTTGATTAATTGTCTAACTAATTTCTTGACTACATCTTCTAGAATCCATTGAACTCCATATGCTATATCCTTATGTAATTCTGTAAATGGAGTTCCTGAAATATGAGGTTCACCAAACTCTTTCATAAACTTATCTGTGAATCTAGTGCTTCTAGTTCTCTTGTTGAAGTATATGTATGATGGATTTATCTTATAGTTTCCTTTTTCATCATATTGAATTATCTTCTTCAATTTATCTATCACCCACTGGTTGTATTTACCATAAGGTGCAAGTCCCATAGTCTTTCCTTCATCTGAATGCCCTCGAAATCCAAGGAACTCTGTCACTGCAGCATACATCCATCCTAGTGAGTTAGGGATAGTGAATTCTTTATCTATTTTGGATATTCCATATTCATCTGCTGACCAGAATGTGGTGCACTTTTCTTCACCAGAACCATCAAGAACCAATACACCTGCTTCTTTGAATCCTGAATTATAGAATGCTGAATATGCATGTGCTTCATGATGAGGAACAGATATAACAGGTGGCATGTATTTATCTGTATTGAATCCTAACTTCCCTAAATTAATCCTTAATCTATATGTAAGATACTCATAGTCATGTAACAGATTATGATTCTCCTCTATTAGATAATCTATTCTAGCTCGATTCTTCAGGTGCTTCTTATTGTATTTCTTTATCCATTTAGGATATTTTCTATGATCCCATGCAACTACTATTTTATCTATATCTTCTAGAGATACATTTCCTACATCCATAACATACTTTATTGCATTCATTGGTTGATATGCACTTGCTTTCTTTACTCTTACAAACCTTTCTTCTTCTGCAGCAGCTATGATTTCTCCATCTATCATAAGACAGGCTGCAGGATTAGGGCCTTCTCCAAACAAACCGATTACATTCATTTCTTCTTCCTCAAATATTCTACCATTCTTTTGAATTCATGTTCATCAATAGATACCTCATCATCTATAGGTGTAGTTCCACTTAACTTCAGATGCTTCTCATATATAGATAATCCTTTCATTGGCTTTAGATTCTTTGTGTGGTCAGATAGACCTACATTTAGACACATCTTCCTAAGCTCATCTATTCTTTCTGAATGGCTATCTTCACATGGATACTTACTTACACACTGGAGTAGAGATAATTGTGGAGTTCCATGAAGCCATTTGAGTGCCATCATTATCTCTTCTGTTGTGGCCATACCATTGATATGATTCAAACTACCTGTAGATAGAATGACTGGTTTACCTTTGTTTGCTACTTCCATCAGAAAGTTAGGATTATATAGAAATTGACTTGCTATCTTATACATAGGAACCATATCCTCTAGAAAATGGATTGCATGAAATGTGTGTGGTGTAGATAAGAATGTGATTTCCTGTTCATCACAATAATTCTTCAATGCTATCCACTGACCTGTTCTTAGTTCATAGTCATTTAATCTATATATATTCCAAAATGTCTGGAACTTAACTGCATCTGCTCCAGCATATTTAGCTGCATCCACTAATTTCATTGCATCATCTAAACTTCCATGATGATTAATTCCTGCTTCTGCTATTATTATCATTCTATTATCTCCCAAAACTCTCTAGGTGAAACAGCCATGTCATCTACATATGTATATCTAGGTGGCTTATCTACCATCTCTAGTTTATGATATTTAACTCCCCATTCCTTTAATTGATTCTCTGTGAACTCTCTCCAGTCTATCTTGCTAGTAGAGCCTCTACCAGTCATTAGAATTATTTCATTCCCTTGCTCATATAGATGATTCACCATCTTAATCATATTCTCATCTGGAATCACATCTCTATACTTATATGGTTGATTGTCTCCTAGATATTCAGTATTTGGGTCATTTAGAGTTCCATCTATATCAAATATATATGTCATTGGATATTCATCACTAGGGAGCTTAACTACATAATTCAGTCCCATATATTCATTTATTCTCTCTGGCTCATATTCCATATCTACTGCCTTTGTCTCTCCATAGAATGTTTCATAATTATCAAAGATGATGATTCCACCATCAGATAGTCTAGGAATCAGATAGTCCATAGCTATCTTGGTTGGTTCATATACATCACAATCCATGTTGATTAAAGATATTTTAATCTTTGGATGTTGTGATATATATTTAGGAACAGTGTTGCATATATCTCCTTTGACTAGTTCCACATCCAAATCTCGTATATCACAATACATCTTAAGTACTAGGTCATGAATGCCATCTCCAGCTTCCTTGACAAAGTGATTCCTTAATGGAGCATCCTCATCAGTAACTATTGGATATGTAGTGAATGTATCAAATCCAATCACTTTTTTCTTCTGATTATGTATCTTATTGAACATAGCAAATCTAGAAAGAGATGCACCCTTGAACACTCCACATTCAACTATATCTCCTTCTACATCTAATGTCCATTCATATATTCTGTGTTGGGCTAGTAACTTCTTTATTCTATCTGGATGACATGTGAGATAAAACTCATTCTCTATATCAAAACTATTCATTTCTCATCTCCATTAACATTTCAGCCATTTCAAAATCTCCTTGTGTATCTACATCAACTGACCTTTCATTTGGCATCAGAACTATTCCTACATTATCATCCCACTCTTTATCATTGTTCTCTATGATATTTACATGAGTTACATACACTGAACCATTCATCCTGAATGAATTG